GGATCGTCAGGAACTAGTGGATCGTCAGGAACTAGTGGATCGTCAGGAACTAGTGGAACGTCAGGTACTAGTGGAACTAGTGGTTCAAGTGGAAGTTCTGGATCTAGCGGTTCTTCTGGAACAAGAGGAACTTCCGGATCTAGTGGATCTTCAGGAACTTCCGGAGCTAGCGGATCGTCAGGAACTAGTGGATCGTCAGGAACTAGTGGATCGTCAGGAACTAGTGGAACTTCCGGAGCTAGTGGATCGTCAGGAACTAGTGGAACATCAGGATCTAGTGGAACATCAGGATCTAGTGGAACATCAGGATCCTCAGGTTCTTCTGGTTCTTCTGGTTCTTCTGGATCATCTGGTTCTTCTGGATCTAGCGGAACATCTGGATCTTCAGGAACTAGTGGAACTTCAGGATCTTCTGGATCTAGTGGTTCTTCAGGAACTAGGGGAACTTCAGGAACTTCCGGATCTAGTGGAACTAGTGGTTCAAGCGGAACTTCAGGAGCAGCAGGAGCTAGTGGATCCTCAGGAACTAGTGGAACATCAGGAGCTCCTGGACCAGGAGGAACAATAGCTTATTGTGGATCTTTTTACGATACAGCTATACAGACAAACGCTGGAGCTACAGCGACTAATTATTTTAGATACAATACTACAGATTTCGCATTAGGTGTTTCTATCCAAAACAGTAGCGAAATTACTATTGATAACGCTGGTACATATAACATACAATTTTCTGCACAGATTGATAAATCTGACTCAGGAAGTGACGTAATTGAAATATGGTTATCAAAAAATGGGTCAAATGTACCAGACTCATCAACAACTTTGGAAGTTGTCGGAAACAGCACAGAACTAGTAGCTGCTTGGAACTGGTTAGTAGAAGCTGAGGATGGTGATTATTATGAGATAGCTTGGCACTCGAATGACTTAAACGTTTTTATTCTTGCAAGAGGTACACAAACAAATCCAACAAGACCTGCTATACCTTCGGTAATTCTTACTGTATCACAGGTAACTTACACCCAGATTGGACCTACTGGAGGATCTGGAACTAGCGGAACTAGCGGTACCTCAGGATCTAGCGGTACCTCAGGATCTAGCGGATCATCGGGATCTAGCGGATCATCGGGATCTAGCGGAAGTTCGGGAACAGGAGGAACATCTGGATCTTCTGGAACATCAGGATCTAGTGGTTCTTCTGGAACATCTGGAACATCTGGATCTAGTGGAACATCTGGCTTAAGTGTTTCTGCAAGTTTTATGAGAGGATCTCGTTCAACTCAACAGACCACGGGATTAACTACTAATAGCTTAGTTGTCTTTACACAAACTGATGTTTCAACGGGATCAGATATCTCATTAAATACTAGCACCGGACAGATTACACTTGCTGCTAATAAAACTTATAGAATCTTAGGACAAGTTCCCAACGTGACTATATCAGGGGCTTCTGTTAGACCATCTTTCTGTTGGTATAATGAAACTACCGCTGCATATGTCGGAAGTGCTGCTTCTTATTACCAGCCATCAGATGCTGCCGGATTTGCTGCCGGGGGAGGTCTTTCAGACTTGGTTCTAACTACCACACAGACCACAGTAATTTCATACCGAATTTTAAGTACTAATAGCTCATTAACCGGTCTTGGTGGTAATGGTGACTTTGGATTAACTGGTTCTTATCCTTGGTTTGATATAGAGGTTATATCAGGGCATTCTCCTTTGTTAAGTGGAACATCTGGATCTTCAGGATCATCAGGTTCTTCAGGAACTAGTGGTTCTTCAGGTTCTAGTGGAACATCTGGCTCTTCAGGAACTAGTGGTTCTTCAGGTTCTAGTGGATCTTCGGGGACTAGAGGAACTTCAGGAACTTCGGGTTCTAGTGGAACATCTGGCTCTTCAGGAACTAGTGGTTCTTCAGGATCTTCAGGATCTTCAGGAACTAGCGGTTCTTCAGGATCTTCCGGAACTAGTGGAACATCTGGCTCTTCGGGGACTAGAGGAACTTCAGGAACTTCGGGTTCTAGTGGAACATCTGGCTCTTCAGGAACTAGTGGTTCTTCAGGTTCTTCAGGATCTTCAGGAACTAGTGGAACATCTGGCTCTTCAGGAACTAGCGGAACTTCAGGATCTTCCGGAACTAGTGGAACATCTGGCTCTTCGGGAACTAGCGGAACTTCAGGATCTTCAGGATCTAGTGGGTCTTCAGGATCTAGTGGAACATCAGGAACAACCCCAATAGGAGTTCTGAATTATCAGCAGACTCAAGGAACACAAGTAACAATCAATGCGGGTGCAACTGGTACAGTAGTTAGCGCTCCTGCTATTACAACTACAGGCAAGGCAGTACAAATTTTAGTCACAGGAGATGCTAATCCAAATTCAGCAGCAGGGGGTTGGTGTAGACTTCAATTATTCAGGGACTCTACTGCAATAGGAAAAATTGTACAGCCTGAGTCAAGTGCACAAAACGAAAATGTCCCTTATGCTTTAAACGTTATAGACGCACCTACAGCTGGGACATATACATATTCACTAAGGGCAACAACTGTAAGCGGAAGTAATTTTCAGTTCGGAGAATCAGATGGACCGGTGATAAATGTTATAGAGCTAGCAGGTTCAGGATCTTCAGGAACATCCGGATCTTCAGGAACCTCAGGATCTAGTGGATCTTCAGGGTCGTCAGGAACTAGTGGAACATCTGGATTTACGGTATTAAATAATACAGATAACAACGTTCTAACAGCAACTGGTGTTTCTGGCCAAGCCAACGGGGAATCTACCTTAACGTATGATGGAGTAACCCTTAAAATGCTTGCTCAATCGGGTGATGAAGGTGGCGAAATTTTCTTAAACAAACCGGTTACAAATAGTTCAATCAACACTGGTGTTACAATTGACATCTATCAAAATAGACTTAGATTCTTCGAATCAGGAGGTTCTGCTAGAGGTGCTTATATTGACTTGACAACACAAGCCGCGGGAGTTGCTACGAACCTTTCACCAAATGCTTGGCTTTATGTAACAAGAAACACGAATCAAACTATAGGTTCAGGAAACTGGGGTAGCAGGGATATTATTTTTAATAATCAAGTTTATTCAAATAATATAACATATAACACATCAACAGGAATAGCCACTCTAACAGCAGGGACTTATAGGATCACAGCAAGATTAGCTTGGAGTGCTGGAGCAACTTATCTAATACAATACTCATTGTTTGATAGCTCAAATAATCAATTGGGTCCAACTGTTGAACAGATACAGCCAACTTCAGGTAGTAATAACGTTAGTTCTGGTGATTTTGACATGATATATGATACAGCCTCTACGATAGACGTTAAAATTAGAACATTAAGTACTACCAATGCTTTATCCGGTGAGTTCATTAGAGGAGATCTGAATACACAGTTCATTATTCAGAAGCTTTGATAATATTAGGATATATAAGTTATGAATCATATCCAATTATTCGAGAATTTTATACCAGGAGGTAAAAAAGAATTTACTGATTCCGAAATTCAATATTATCAGAAATTATGGGATTGGCTTCACGATAAGTACAGATACAATAAATTCTTCTCCAGTCTTTGGGATAAAGTAAAGACAAAAAAATCCCTAACTAGCAAACAATGGATTGAATTAGAATTTCTACTTAAAAACGGAAAATCTAGATACGAAGCTGGTATTCTACCTAATAATTATTAATTTTACGAAACAAAACCTTAGTTTAATCTATAAAAAACAAAGGTTATTGTAATTCGAGATGGTAAGAAAAAGAAATTGGGGTGTATCGAATGTTTTTTCTGAAGCACATAGAAGATGTCTTCCTGGAAATTTTTGTTTGTGGGATGTAGACGGTTTTATGTTAGACGGAACAGGAGAACCCTGTGCTATTTATGAAGGCAAATTCAAAATGGCAAGTGTAGATAGAGGTAACTTTATAGAATCTTTTTATCACTCGAATAATCTCCAGGCATCATTTCTAAGAAAGATGTCGCAAGTAATACCAGTTTGGATATGCGAGGAATCAACCAATACCTGGTGGTATCTTCACAATACAATTCTAGTTAAAGGAGAAAATCCTGAAATGGATCTTTACAAGACGGAAAATCGTATTTATGTTGAAGATATACTAAGACCCGGATTTTCTATGAATAATCCTTCTGGTATATTTGTAAGAACAGAAGGCGAAAAACCTTGTGATCTTGTTGGAATTGCTGAAAGATTATCATATCTTTTAAATGTACCGACAGTTCTAGTTAATGATATTTTCGAGGAAGGACACGTACACTTTAAAAACCAAGACAAGGATATTCAATTAAAATCCGAAGTGCTAGAATCTTTTGAAGGCGATTGGTTGAATGACTGGAAAAATCTAGAAATTGTCTAAGAAAATCCAAGAATAAACCATTTATTCTGAAACTATACTCCCGCCTTTTAGATATGATAATAAAAGAATTTATATGCCTAAAAGTAGAGTAAGAAAGAAAAAAGGTAAACCGGTTAAGTATACTCCGAAGCCTCAGGGGATATCAAAAACTAAAATGAAACAGTTGATGGAGTTGATTGCAAAACAACAAGAATTGATGCAAGCACAGTCAACAGAAACACCAGAACTTCGTGAAGGTGAAGGTGAACTTATTATTGGATCAGAATTTACAAAAAAATTAAATGTAAATCCTTCAACAGAGATTTTAGAAGGACCTGGATTATCTGATATTAAAGAAGAGGTAAAAGAGAGTGAGAGAAAATCTGAAGAAATCTTAGAGGTTGCTCCAGATGCAGAAGAAGGACCAGTATCTGGAGAAGTAGAATAATTCTACAACTCAGATCTTTACTGATCTTTAAAATGGTTATATACCATATCAAATAATCAAAGACTAATGGATTCTATCAATGACGAAAAACTAAACGAAGCAATAAACGGTGGTAAAACAACACTGGTTTGGTTCTCAGCAGAATGGTGCGGACCATGCAAACTTCTAAGACCTCCTATGGAGAAGATTTCTAAAGAACTTTCAGAGAGTTACAATTTCGTAAAAGCTGATGTTGGATCAGCATCAGAAACAACAAAAAGATTTGGTATTAGAAATATTCCAACGTGCGTTCTAACTAGAGACGGCGAAGAGATCGGAAGATTCTCTGGAGTAAAAAACGAAGAGCAAATAAAAAATTTTTTAGAGGAACATCGTTCTATTTGAAACTTTTATTATATTTGCAGATAAATAATAAAAACACGTTCTTTAACATACTTATTTTCTTGAAGCGGTTTAGAAGGTTACTTCACAACATGATAAACGCAGAAGGATTAGTTCTCCGGTTCTAATCTACACAGGTCTCAGTACTGCTATAGGTGAGGCGCTTCTATATTCTAAAGGATATAGGAGAAAAATCAGTAGCTCGGTTTAATTCACCTGACTAGAAATTCGGGAATGATTACCTCCCATAAGGAGGAACCACCTTTTAAAGATTTCTCAAGAAAGTATTATTAATAAAATAAACTCCGAAGCGGGAACAAGGATTACATCATTAAGGAAAAGAAAAACATCCTCGTTTATTATTCTCGGTTTTTAAATTATTATTCTGAAGCGGGATAAAGAGTTACTTCATATAACTTTGCACGAAAAAACGCTCTTTATCAAAATACTCAGGATATAACTTTAAGGGGTTTGAACTACGGTTTAAACCCCTTTTTTATTGCGTAAAAATTAAAAATAAAATATATGTCAAGACTAGGCGAATTTGCTGACAAAAAAACAGCAATGCAAATTTTACAAAACTCCACTTACGGAGCACTAGGAGTAGAGAACTTCATGGGAGGGATATCTTACAGCTTATCACCTCTAAACACATTAAAGATTGTTGCTGCTTCTTCAATCTTTGGAGAACCACAATATTATAGAGATGGATTAGGTGCTCCTAGTAACCTTAGCACTATCTTGGACTATTCTATATTAGCTCCGATGTTCAAAGCAGAATCTGGAGCTTTAAAAGATAATCTGAGTGCTGTAGATATCTTCGAAGAAGCCATACAGGCAGCTTTAGACTTCGACTTTAAAGCAACATTGGATTTAGCTTTAGAACTCCGTAACGAGTACTATATGCGTCTAAATCCAGCTGTAATATTTGTTAAAGCAAGTATGCACGAAGGTCGTCAGGAGTTCAACGAGAAAAATCCTGGGTACATGAAGATGATAGGTAAAGCTATTGCTCTTAGACCTGATGATTTAACAAATCAGTTCGAATACTATATGTATAAGAACGGAGGTAAAAAAGGTCTTTCATCTTTGGTGAAAAGAACTTGGGCAGAAAGACTTGCAGAATTCTCGCGTTACCAATTGAACAAATACAAGGGTAAAAGATTAATCGACCTTGTTCGTATCTCTCACGCTAAAAGTGAAGATATTAATGAGCTAATGACAACTGGTACATTAAAAGTAGAAGAGTCAGAAAAAACATGGGAGATCTTAAGATCAGAAAAAAAATCATGGGAAGAGATTGTAAACACTATCTCAATCCCACATATGGCTCTTTTGAGAAACCTTAGAGGTATTTTTACTGAAGTCGAAGATCCTACACTTACTGCAAGAATTTTAACTCAGTTAAAAGGCGGTGTTATAAAAGGAAAACAATTCCCTTTTAGATATTGGTCAGCTTATAAAGCTGTATCCAATTCACAGATCCACCACAAACAACTTGTTTTGGATACTCTTGAAGAATGTTTAGACATCTCTGTAGAGAATATGCCTAAATTAAAAGGTAAAACGGTTTGTCTTTCTGATAACTCAGGATCTGCATGGGGTGCTTTCAATAGCGAATATGGATCAGTTACTGTAGCAGAGATTGCTAACTTGTCTTCATTAATTACATCACTACAATCTGATTCAGGAGAAGTTGGTGTATTTGGGGATGATCTTTCATTGAAAGGAGTATCTAAAAGAAATGGCCTTCTTACACAATTAGAAGAAACTTCTAAAAGAGGTAGAGCTCAAGGAGGTGGTACAGAAAATGGAATTTGGGTATTCTTTGATGAAGCCATCAAAAATAAAGTCCATTACGACAACATCTTTATCTATTCAGATATGCAAGCAGGTCACGGTAATCTTTATGGACACGGACACACAGTAGGTAAAACTAAATTTGTCCACCCAAGAAAAGGCGGAACATACGTAGACGTACTTGCTATGGCTCAGGAATACAGAGATAAAGTTAATCCTAAGGTTAATTTATTTACAGTTCAAGTAGGAGGTTACAACAACAGTGTTCTTCCTGAGGCTCTTTACAGAGGAGCAATATTAGCTGGTTGGACTGGTAAAGAACCTGTATTTGCTAAAGCAATTATAGACATTTGGGATTCAGTAGAAGCCTAAATAAAACCATTATTTTAAATCCCTAGCATTGCTAGGGATTTTTTTGTGGGTTTCTACTAAGATATTGGATAAATATACTTGTATGAAAAATTTAAAGACATTTGAGAATCATAGTTTCGAAGTTTACGATTCAGGTTCTAATATATTAAAAGGATACGGAGAAGAATTCCCATTTTCAAATTTATCCGTGGGAGACAAATTAGTTTATATGGGAACTCCATGTGAGGTTTACGAAGTATCTGATACTATTATTACATTACAGAATCTAAACCAAAATACAAAAAGATTTACTGTGAATCAAAACATGTTTAATAAAGGCGGATTTATCTCTAAAAAAGATACTCCAGCTAAACTCAAATAAAAATAAAAAATGGCTAAAACTAAAACTATCGATTCTAGCAAGTATTACAAGCATAGTACTAAGAAAAAAAGACCTGGAATTCATTCCAAGTGTAAAAGTAGTGTAAGTAAGAATTCTAAGAACTATAAGAAAGCTTACGTTGGTCAGGGTAAATAATAAGGATATATAAAATAAAAAAAAGATGAAACATCTAAGAATTTACGAACAATATGCAGAGGAAGTTATGCCAACGGAAGACACTGCAACTGATGTTCATTTCGAAACTGAAACTACTGACTTTAAACCTACTGACGGAAATAGCGAAGGTAACTATATTGTTACTTTTCAAAATGCAGAAGGTGAAGATACAACAATAGAAATTGCTGGCGCTTCTGAGCCAGAATATGTTGGAAGTTCAATGGTAAGCAATATCGAGATGATCGAAGATTCAAGCTCTGACGGAAAAAAATATTCAATCGTTGGATATTACGATGAAGTGCCTGGTCAAGACGGTGAATATGAGCTTAAAAAAGTACTAGTAGAAGAAATATAATCATGTCAATCAGAGTCTATTCAGGATACGATGAATTTAAGTTCGAGGAAGAAGAAATCTGCGAATATTTAGAATCCGATTTCTCAGATTCAAACGATGATGATGAATCAGATGATGTATTTTTTTATACTGAATCTAAAATAGATTTTAGAGACGATGCTGATTTTTATATAATCTGTGATACAGAGGACGAGGAGACAGCAGAGGATATAGCTTCTTATTTAGGTAAGGCTAAAAAAATAAATTTAGAAGATTTTAGGAAATCATTTTTTTATATAAGATAAAATATCTATATTTGTGAAACAAAACAACAAATAAGATATATAAAGTTTAAATGAAAACAATACTTAACATATTACCTTCAATATTAAGACCGTCGATAAGACGATCCTAAAGGTCCTGTGTTAATAAAAAATAATCATTAACTAAACCGGGACCTTTAAAAGTCTCGGTTTTTTTATGTTCTTTGACATGTTGGATTATCAAATTGGAGAGGTGGCAGAGCCTGGTTTATTGCACCGGTCTTGAAAACCGACGTAGTGAAAGCTACCGGGGGTTCGAATCCCTCCCTCTCCGCATTTGGTCCGCTAGCTCAGCTGGATAGAGCAACTGCCTTCTAAGCAGTAGGTCTCAGGTTCGAATCCTGAGCGGATCACACAAATCCCTCTGCCTAGCGCTGGGTATGGATCGAAGATAGAATATGCCTCTACACCGTAGACAGGTAGGATACCTCGGTATTCTTTAATGATATGCACACTTATTCTCCAAATCGTTGGTTGGCACAGTTTGTATGTTCTGGTGATACTTAAAGACATACAATTTCGGGATGTAGATCAGTTGGTAGATCGCCTGGTTTGGGACCAGGAGGCCCCAGGTTCGAGTCCTGGTATCCCGACTACGGAGGCTGTAAAGTCAAACAGTGAAGAATTTAAAGGATGACATCTTTAAATCCCTCCGACCATAGAGGCGTAGCTCAATTGGTTAGAGCACATGCCTTATACGCATGCGGTCACGAGTTCGACTCTCGTCGTCTCTACTTAGGTCCCTTAGCTCAGTAGGTTAGAGCAACTGACTCATAATCAGTAGGTCCACGGTTCGAGCCCGTGAGGGACCACAAAGATACGGATGAGATTTCTAAATCTCCTACTTACTTATGAAAAGAAGGATTCCGTAACTAATACCATATAGTAGTGATGGTATTGTCTGCCCGGATGTTGAAATAGGTAGACAAGACGGACTTAAAATCCGTTGGCCATTGGTCGTGAGGGTTCAAGTCCCTCTCCGGGTACAAATATAATAGTGGCAGAGAGGCTTAATGCTGAGCATACATAGAGTCTGGGAATGTGGTATGTATGATACCTATACACGGGGACTCGCAGGTTCGAATCCTGTCTATTATATATATAGGAGTGGCGGAAGCGTGATCTTTGCAAAGGTCCGATAGATAGACGACAGGGTGTCATACCCGAGAATGAAAGTTCATATTGGTGCAAGTCCAATCTCCTGTACTTTTTTGATATATATAAAGAATCATGAGTGAACATATTAAGATATCAGGAATGGGTATAGAAATATACAAAAATGATATACCAGGTGTAAGATGGAATAAAGCTCAGTCTTTTGCTCAGATTCTTGGAGATGGATGGAGATTACCAACTTTAGAAGAACTTGCTTTAATAAGATCAATAAGAAATATAGGTGATATAGGAAGATTTCCTGTAGAATATTCGGATTTTTCCGATTCATATTACTGGAGTAACGAAGAACGCGAATTTACTACTAAAAAAATGATGGGAAGTAGTCTTAAAAGTACCTATGCTTACTTTTTTGATATGGCTGAAGGAACTTCTTCACACAATAAAAAGTCATACGAGCTTAGGGCTAGATTTGTTAGAGATATATAAATCATGCCAACAACAAGAGCATTTGCATATAATCCAGCACAAGCAACAATTTCTGGAACTACAAATATAGGTACATTATGTGTAGGTGTATCTGCTTTAAATTACGGAGGAAATCCTGGTGGATTAACTTGGTGGATGGGTCCGGACGAGGATAATTCTTATGTTATAGCTAAGGATGTGCCAACAGCAGACTTCCCTACTCCAGTAGGTAATGTTGGTAATGTACAATTTTGGAGATGTTCTAACAACAGCTCAGAATTCACTAATCTTGTTACATTAATAAGTGGTACTACACAAGCATCTGCTTCTGCTGCTCAATCGTGGCTATCAACAAATAATTATTGGACTAATTACACTAGCGGAGTAACTTTCTCACAACCTTTTGTAAATGGTACTGCACCAACAAATGCAGTAGAAACTGCTTGGAATACATTTAGAGCATCTTTAACAGGTTCTTATACACAATTTGTTGTATCTAATTCATTAGGGTTTAGTTTAACAGTAAGTCATGCTACTTCAGTACAGACTTTGGCAAATGCACTAAGAAATGCAACAAATAATACCTCGGTAACTATAAACAGCGTAGTTTGGAGAGTAGGAACAGGATGTGGAACTCCTAAAATAGGTGGGGTTGCTGTTGAATTTTCCAACGTAGCAAGCTGTAGTTCATCAAGTACTATAGCATTTAGACCTATGATTAATAACTTAAACTGGGGAGGTATGGGTACAGGATCTACTGTAGGACAGGCTTCACAAACAATGACACTAACATTTAGCTAATGGAAACTTATAGAATAATAGACTTAAGAGTAACCCCAAATGAAATAGTACCAGGTAAGGAATCTGTTACTTTAGAAGAGGGACAATTATGGATAGACGAGAACGGAGGAGATTGTCCATTGTGCGACTATACGCTATTAATCAATGAATAAATGTAGATTTTTTAAAATAATTTGAAAAAAATACAAAAAACATTTTTTTAAACGGGAACTTTTCCGTACTTTTGGAGTATATAATAAAAAAGGAACAAAACTTTCAATGAAACACTTTTTAAATATCGAAATGGATCTTCAGCTTCTAAAAGGAGACGAACGTCTTGAGGATACAAATAAGTGTCAGAGGAAATAAATTTATATAAAGATATAATTTAAACCTCTGATAACCTCAGAGGTTTTTTTGTTTTATACGCTCTTTGAAATTATGGTCCCTTCGTCTATCGGTTAGGACGTTAGGTTTTCATCCTAGAAAGAGGGGTTCGATTCCCCTAGGGACTACCAGAAAAGGTCCTACAGTCCAGTTGGAGTGGACGCCGCCCTGTCACGGCGGAGATCGCGGGTTCGAGTCCCGCTAGGACCGCTAAAACTTATGCTACATAGAGCAAAGCAGAAAGGTACGATCTGGTACACTATGAAGTACAAATAGAAAGTCAGATCATAAGTTTTAAAAAATTATATTGCGGGGTAGAGCAGCTGGTAGCTCGTTGGGCTCATAACCCAAAGGTCGCAGGTTCGAGTCCTGCCCCCGCTACTAATAAGTTATTTGAAATATTTGCGAAAAGTTCGATGGAATCAATTATAGGTCCAGGGCACAAATCCGTGTGAGGAATCCAATTGATAGAAGAACCTTCTACTGAGTAATGCACGTACACGTGATATCCATAGAAAAGTCCTAATAAGTTAAAGGCAAAGGAGTTGATAATACCGGTTAAAAACAACTTTATCTCTTTAGATAGCAAATAAATGCCCTCGTGGTGGAATTGGTAGACACGCTAGACTTAGGATCTAGTGCGAAAGCGTGAGAGTTCGAGTCTCTCCGAGGGTACTATGAAAGTTATATTTTTAGATTTTGATGGTGTTCTTAATCTTATACCTCAAGGACATGACTATTACGGAGGGATTTTTCACCCTGAATTTGTCGGCAACCTAGGTAGGATTATAGAGGAAACTGGAGCAAAACTTGTGATAAGCTCTTCGTGGAGAACTATGGGATTGGAAAGACTTAGAATGATGTGGGAACATCGTTTATATCCAGGAGACATCATAGGAGTTACCCCAGATCTTAGATGGAGGACAAAAAAAGATGCTATGGAATTAAACGAAGTCGAGTACGTTAGAGGAGATGAAATAGAGTCATGGCTAAATCTACATCCGGAGGTAACTAATTATGTTATACTTGACGATGATGATGATATGTTACAATCACAAAGAATAAACTTTGTAAGAACATCTGATAATATTAATCATCCTGATTGCATTGATATAGGATACGGATTAACTAATATTTGTTCTAACGATGCAATTAGAATTTTAAACAGAAAATAATGAAAGTTATATTTTTAGATCATGATGGAGTAATTTGTCTTTCCCAGCAATTTGGTGGGCGTTACAAAAAGCAGACTAAAGCTAGAACTAAGCTTTCTCAAAACGTGATGGATTTTCCAGTCGATGCTAGATTTGATAACTTCGATAAGAAAGCTATTAAAGTTCTAAACCTAATCTTAGAAGATACTGGAGCTGAAATAGTTGTTTCTTCTGATTGGAAGAACTGGGCAAATGTTGAAGAAATGGGCGAATATTACGAACAACAAGGTATAATTAAAAAGCCTATTGATTTTACACCTAGAGAATACACAATGCCAGAGAAACAAGAATGGCATCCAGACTGGGATTTAGAAGCATCAAGAACTTTAGAAATCCAAGAATGGCTAAAAGATCATCCAGAGGTTACTCATTGGGTAGCAATAGATGATTTAGATATGAGCTTTAAAGAGGTATCAAATAATAGAAGCGGTACTGGCTGGGGCTTAAAAAACTTTGTACACACCCCAAGTATCACTGAAGGGATTAAAAAAATGGGTATAAAAGAAAAAGTTTTAAAATTTTTAAAATAATTTCAAAAAACATTTTTTTATTTAAAAAATATATTGTACTTTTACGAAACTATTCTGGAAACAGGATATATAATTAAGAAAAAATGAAAAACTGTAGTAAACATAACATCAATCGCATGAACAGTCAAATTAATGGCTGCTATCAAACGGTGGCGTTTTGGGCTAAGGGGAAAGAACCCGATCGAAGCTAATACAGAAAATCATAATTAGATATTTTGGAAAAGGCTTCGATTTAATCGAAGCCTTTTTTATTTGTTCTTTGACATACTGGAAAAAATGGTACCGTAGCTCAGTTGGTAGAGCACTAGACTGAAAATCTAGGTGTCGCCGGTTCGATTCCGGCCGGTACCACAATACTAAACAAGAAATTGTCTCACTAAACTAATCATGTTTAGTATTACAAAAACAAGTTTAGTAACAATGATCTCGTAGCTCAGTTGGCTAGAGCACCTCACTTTTAATGAGGGAGTCGAGGGTTCGAGCCCCTCCGGGATCACTACACACGTCAGTAGCTCAATTGGTAGAGCGTTGGTCTCCAAAACCAAAGGTCGTAGGTTCGATTCCTACCTGGCGTGCTAAAAGGCTCTGTAGTTCAAGGGATTAGAATGGATCACTACGGATGATCTGATCCTGGTTCGAATCCAGGTGGAGTCTCAAACAAATAAGGTCGTGTGGTCGAGTGGTTTAGGCACTAGTCTGCAAAACTAGTTATACTGGTTCAATTCCAGTCACGGCCTCAAAAAATGTAAGAAGTATGAAAATAGTTATTGAAGGAAAAATGAAATCGTCGAATCACAGATTAAATGCGATTCCAGTTAAAATTGAAAGAAAAAATTCTCTAATCAAAAGAATCAAAAGATTGATTAATAAAGGAAAGTAATCTCAGATGGTGACGGGGCTCGCCTGCTAAGCGAAGCGTACCTTAATTGGTATTTGGTTCGATTCCAATTCTTTCCGCAACATTGACATATAGCTCAGTTGGTTAGAGCGTTGATCTGATACGTCAAAGGTCGAAGGTTCGAATCCTTCTATGTCAACTTAAAAATTATAAAAATGAAAAAAGAATTTGACAACTTGTAGGTTTAATTAAACCCTACAAGATGAGTAAAAACACAAACAGAGCAAAACTGAACAAAGCAATGAATGGTAGAGAACACAGAAACATTTTAAATAATGCTCTTTATCCTCCATACAGTGAATATGATCACACATGGTGGCATGGAAATTTATCCAATCACAAATGGAGATCATACAAAACCTGGAAACACAACAGAAAAACAAAATGGAAGTAATTCCATTTTACAGTCTCTTAGCTCAGTTGGTAGAGCGCTTGGTTTACATCCAAGATGTCGGGGGTTCGAGCCCCTCAGGGACTACAAGATTAGAAGCGGTAGATTTGGTTACTTCGCACTTTTAATGCCCGTGTCGGGGGTTCGAATCCCTCATCTAGCTCCATAGCAGATCCTAGGATTTGTGCTAGATTAGCTCAGCGGTAGAGCAGGTTCCAAACCAAATCTAAATATTCTCTAATCCTAATATTGATTAGAAGCGGTGAAAGGGGTTACTTCTCAAAACCTTGTAAATTTTTGACCAAAAAACCACCCCGATTAAATATTCTCTAATCAAAACTGGGGATGTAGCTCAGCGGTAGAGCTCCCGACTGTTAATCGGTAGGTCGCTGGTTCGAATCCAGCCTTCCCCGCAATTCAGAGTGTTGAGCAATTGGTTGCTCAGCTGATAAAAGAATATATTATATTTAGATTCAATTTTAAGTTATGACAGGATACCATATATACTACCAAACATCAGAAGATGGAGAATATGAGCAAATAAATTATTTAGTTCAATTAGCTTCAATTTTAAATTGGAAAAAGAATTATGGCCCCATCAAATTGTATTGTAACCAAAGATTTCTAGAGTCTATATCCAAATATGGAATTGATAAAGAATATGATTTTATTGATACTGAGTATTTAGAATCAGTTCCATATAAAGATAGTATGTCGACATTTTGGAGCTTTTGCAAAATTTATGTCGCTAAAAAGATTGTCGAAACTGAATCGGAATTTTGTATTTTAGATACTGATTTATGGATTCAAGCGCCTGACTTATTAAGTCAAGAACATGATTTAGTTTTACATCACGCTGAAGCTTATGATCTAAATTATGATCGCAACCCATATCCAGATCCTAGAAATTGGTTAATTGAGTCAGAGATAGAAGAATATGATTGGAATACCTCTCCCGCAAATTGCGCGATATTGTATTTTAAAAATAAAAGTAAAGAGTTAATAGATGCTTGGTATGAATTTGCAATTAAAATAGTAGAGCGTCATAAAGATAATAATACAGAACCGAATTTGCGTTGCGGTACTATTTTTATCGAGCAACGTCTATTACCTACAATAGCAAAGAAAATGGGTATATCAATGACGGTCGTGTCTCCTTGTACTTATTTAACTTGGATACCAGCTTCATTGGCTGATGGGCGGGAATGGAGGCCTTCATTAGATTATTCAGAACGATCTTTATATATTGGTTCTAATATTAAACATGTATGGGGAGCAAAAAAGTTTTATTCTGAAAATTGGATTCGGGAGTTAATAATTGACAATGCTATGATAGGAATTAATTTAGTTCAGAATCAAGAAAGAAAGTATTTTAAGTTATACAGTGATGTGCATGAAGTGCATCCAAAAAAATATATTTAAAATAAATTAAAAAATATTTGGTACTTACAAATGGTAACACCTTATATTTATATATAGTTAAAAAGAAATAGTTCTTTAAAAATATTGGAAGGGTGACAGAGTTGGTCTATCGCGCCGGTCTTGAAAACCGGTGAACTCGAAAGGGTTCAGTGAGTTCGAATCCAACCTTCCCTCGCACTTCGGAGTGTTGAGCAATTGGCTGCTCAGCTGACTGTAAATCAGCCGCCTTACGGCATTGGGGGTTCGAATCCCTCCGCTCCGACCAAATGCAGGTATCGTATAACGGTCATTACTTCTGACTTCCAATCAGAAGATCTCGGTTCGATTCCGGGTACCTGCTCCAAATGCCGGGTGATCCTCTCGTTGAATCACGAGAGCCGGCTCCACGGGGGATTAGCTCAGTTGGCTAGAGTACTTGCCTTGCACGCAAGGGGTCATCGGTTCGAATCCGATATCCTCCACTTTTATATGGCGAGTTAGCTCAGTTGGTAGAGCGTCGGAATCATACCCCGAAGGTCGGCAGTTCGAACCTGCCACTCGCTACTGTGACGGTAGCTCAGTTGGTTAGAGCGTCTGATTGTGGTTCAGAAGGTCGGGGGTTCGATTCCCCTCTGTCACCCCATGCCTTTGTAGCTCAGCTGGTAGAGCGCTTCACTTGTAATGAAGATGTCGCAGGTTCGATCCCTGTCAAAGGCTCTATAATGTCCTGTGGTGTAATTGGCAACACGTCTGATTTTGGTTCAGAAGAGTCCAGGTTCGAGCCCTGGCGGGACATCTAAAAAATAAGATAAATACAATAACCAGTATGTAAAAATAGAGCTATGAAAGTGCTAGTATTAAATAATGACTTTACGCCTATAAGCGTTACCGATTTTGCCCGGGGATTTAAGCTTGTATATAAAGGTAAAGCAGAAATTTTAGAGCACGATGAACAAAACCCAATTGTTACTGATCAAAGCACCTACAAAAGACCATCAGTAATTCGACTTCTAAAGTATGTTGTTTTGCCTTTCAAAAAGCTAAAACCTACAAGGGAAAATATCTTTAAAAGAGATGAGATGAAATGTATCTATTGTGATACATCAAAAAATCTCACAATAGATCACGTTTTTCCCAGATCTAGAGGTGGTGGTAACACATGGGAAAATTTAGCTACATGCTGTTCAAAATGTAACGGTAGAAAAGGAGATAGAACCCCGGAAGAAGCCGGAATGAAAATGAGACAAAAGCCATTTAAACCCGGATATGGCTATTTCATAAGGAATTTTTCCAAAGGAATAGATGTGTGGACAGCATATCTTCCAGATTAATAATTTATAGGAATCGTTTTTTTTATTCTAGAAGTTTCTATATTTTTATCATAACCAAAAATGTAAAATATATGAAATACTATTTAATCATCCTATTATCAGCATTTATAGGTTTTAATTCTTTCTCACAAAGTGCTATAGAAAAAGAGTTATTAAATCAGCTTAATGTTTATCGTAAAAGCAAAGGTTTAGGACCTATGTCTATCGATGCAAAATTATACGATGTAGCATTATATCATTCTAGATACTTAGAACAATGCGCAATAGTAGGACATAATACACATTATGATAAATTGCCTCACGATGAGCAGTTCGATATCAAAAACCACAAAGAAATGAATACAGATCTTCGTGCTGCGATGTATCCAGATGGAAATATGTACGGGGAAATATCAATGCAATCTTTTTTAATCGATTCGACTGCTAATGTTACTAAAATATGTAAATCAATAATCGATCAATTCGCAGGGTCTCCAAATCACAAAGAAATCATGGTTACAGATTTTGGTACGGATAAAAGATTAAAACCAATTGTGGGTATTTCAGTAATACAGGTAAAATGCGATATTCCAGGAAACTATAAGTATGTCGTAAATATAGATTTCGGGGTTATTACTTTTTAACATCTCCTCCACAGGTTGCAGCTAAACTAAAAGCTGTACCTGCACAAGGTGAAAATACCACCATATCTAATGAGTCTTTTACAAATGTTTTATTTACTTTTATAGTTATATCATCAATATCGACAACATTAGGCATTGGTAATTTTTTGGACTTTATTAAACTTGATGTGGTCATACCCGCTTTATTATCCGAATATGTAGTATATTTGCTTATATCGTAAGTTGAGTATACCTCTATTTTTCCTTGAGCATCAAAGAAATTAGGATTTAATGATTTAATATCGCCTTTAAGTCCTAATTTTTTAATTCTTGCATTAATTCCATTAACTAGAGCGTTTCCTTTGTTGTATACTTCATTTAATGCTTTTTTGTAATCCTTGACCATATATGTTTTATTGTCTATGATTCTTTTTTCTGGCATTAATCCGTTTCCTTTTTCTGCTTCTGCTTTTGCTTTAGTGAAAACCGCCTCATCATAAGGCTCTACTACCACTCCTCCTAAAGATCCGCAGAAAGGAGAAAGCCTATGTTCGTCGTTATATTTATAGAGGAATGAATCTGGTACAGTTTGTGGGTTGAAATTAATATTCATTACGTCTCCTGCTTTTGCTATGATATAAACATTCTTATCGTATCCAGCAAAGAAGTTCTCTGACGTACCTTTACCACCTCTTCCTGTAGTTGTTTTGTTACAAGAGACCTTTCTATCCTCTTCTATTTTTTCTCCCTCTGCATCGATACCTGATGATATCTTTTGATATTTTTTAAATTCCTCAGAATCCTTATCTGAGCCAGATTTATACTCTGGACCTTGATTAGGTTTTGGTGTTTTTGTTATCTTAACCTTATTTTTAACATTAGCAAGGAAAGTCTCCTTCTCTTCTGTTTTAAGAGCTAGATATTTAAAAAGTAAATCATTTATTATTCCCTCTAATGTTTCCAATCTTGCTTTAGCAAGTCCGGTATTTGATAGATCTGTATATCCGGATTCTTTTAAAGCAGCTTTCGCATTAGGTCCTAAAGGTACTTTACTTGTGGATGCTATTAGGTTAATATTAAGTCTTTGTCCTATATAGTCTTGTGATTTCATAATGGGCAATATACCTTTTCTGAAATCATTTTCTATTTTTTTTAAAGATTCCTCGCTAATATCTTTTTTTAAGAATTTACCGGAATCGAAATTAAAATCCCAGTCAACTTCTTGATTTCCTGGTTTTTCTTCCTCATATACTTTATTGTATGATTCGTTAATAAATTCTGTAAATGATAATACTGATCTTTTCATCTTAATATATTTTTATATATATCCCTCATATTTTGGAATTTTTGGGATAATATTTAGTATAACAATAAAAAGAAATATATGCTATTTGACTTTGACGATATTCTTATCGAACCAGAAATGCACACATCGATACTTTCTAGAAAAAAAGTAGACGTATTCGACGAGAAACAAATGCTCCCTCTTTTTACAGCTCCAATGGATACAGTAATTAGTATGGAAAATTGTGATTTTTTCAATTACGAAAGAATATACGGGATTATTCCAAGAAAGTTAAATTACGAATTAACAGACATCTCGACCGACTATAAAATGTGGTTTTCTTATGGTTTAGATGATTTTAAGAGACTTTTTATTGATAATAAGGCTAACATAGGTCTAGGAGAGAAAGCGTACGCCTTAATTGATATAGCGAACGGACATATGAAGATTGTAAAAGATCTAGTTGAACAATCTAAAGAGATCTATGGAAGAAGCTTAGTTATTATGGTTGGTAATTGTGCTAATCCTTTAACTTATCTTTCTTTAGCACAGGCAGGAGCTGATTATGTTAGAATGGGTATTGGAAACGGAGCAGGATGTTTAACAACAGTACAAACTGGTGTTGGTTATCCTATGGCATCACTTATTCACGAAACAGCAAAGATTCAGCAAGAGAGAAATCTACAAACTAAAATAGTTGCTGACGGGGGATTCAAAAAATATTCTGACGTTATAAAAGCTTTAGCTCTTGGAGCAGATTATGTAATGTTAGGTAGTATCCTTAATAAAGCTCTAGAAAGTTGTGGAGAGACGTATGAAGAGAATAGAAAATATGATTCTTGGACAGAGCCAGGAGAAAAAGTTGATCAGTACTCCAAAGATGTTTTTAACCAATTCGTTTCAGGTAAGAAATACTTTAAGAAGTTTAGAGGTATGTCTACGAAGGAGGTTCAGAAAAGCTTAGGTAAAACCGATCTAAAGACTTCCGAAGGAATCAGTAAGATGCAGCCTGTTGAATATACACTTAACGGATGGACAGAAAATTTCAAGGACTATCTTAAATCTGCAATGAGTTATACTGATTGTCTGACTCTAGGAGAATTTATTGGCAAAGTGAGGTTCAATAAAATCACTAAAAATTCTATGGAAAGATACCTAAAATAGGAAACTAGCTCAGGTTTTTTAGTATAATAAGAAAAGATTTAATGAAAAAGTTTGGAAGATTTAATGACGTGATCCGTTGGACCGCTCAGCAGATGTATGATTACTCATATATTGTTCATACTGAAAAATGGCAAGGAAAGGAAATCAAACACGATCCTAGATATGCTATGATCGAAACATTAAATCTTTCATTCTCTTGTCAGATGTCACCAGATATAAAAGTTATAGGTGAACAAATTAAACCTAATTTTGCATGGGCAGACGAACACTTCGAGGAAAGAGTTAGCGGTTCTCCTCTTAATCCACCTCCTTCTCATGTTCGTTGGCCTTATGCACAAAAAAATAATTCAGAATTTGGAGGAGAAGAAAAATTCTCACACACCTATCCTGAAAGAATCTGGCCTAAATATGGCGAATTAGATAGCAATAGTAAAGAGGAAAAGATCAAGGGTATCAGATATGATTATGGAGATTTTAGTGATGTTGTTGATTTAATGGTTAGAGAACCTTTCACCAGACAAGCATTTCTTCCTATCTGGTTTCCTGAAGATACCGGATCCGTTCACGGAGAAAGAGTACCTTGTACTATCGGATATCATTTCATAAGAAGAGGAGATTGGGTTCATGTTGTTTATTACATCAGATCTTGCGATTTCTTTAGACATTTCAGAGACGATATTTATCTTTGTGCTAAAAAAGTATTTTGGTTAATTGAAGAATGTAAGAAAAAAGATCCAGAAAATTGGAAAGATGTAAAACCGGGAATGCTCACTATGCACATTACCTCTTTACATGCTTGGGCATCTGAAAAGCCTATGCTTAAGAATTTATTATAAGGATATATAATAGATGCTAAAACATCTAAGAGACTTTAAAAACTTCCTAAACGAATCTATAAGAATAGAGAAAGTAGATCCTGCGTCATATCAAGACGAGACTGTTACTGCTTTACCGTATTCAAAACTCATAGATGAAAATCGACAAGCGTTTCTTAAAAAAGTTGTAAGAATATCAGAGGATTTAGGAATAGATCCTTTATGGCTTATGCACACTATTTTTCATGAAAGCGAATTCGATCCAAAGAAAAAAGATAGGATGTCTGGAGCAGTTGGGCTTTTATCTTTTATGCCTTTAGTTATACAAAAATTTATAGATACAGAAAGCGGTAAAACTTTAACTCCCAATGATGTTCTACAGATGTCCAATATCGATCAACTAGATATTATTAGATCTTTTTATAAGGCCTGGTTCGAAAGAATGAGACTAAAAAAACCTATAGTAGCTGGAGATTTTGCAGCAATTACTTTTTATCCTGCAGTAATAAAAAAAGATTGGGAGTGGGAATTTCCGGATTATATTGTAGAAAAGAATAACCAAATGTTTAAATCGTTCCCGTCAGGGGGTAGAACAAAGAAAGATTACTATGAATATATCGATCAGGTTTTTAAAAACGATAAAGAATATAGTGATTTTAGCGATAGACTACTAGGTAATTTTACAGGAGCTATAGCTGAGCCTGGAGAATATGAAAATAAAAAACCTTTAGAATATTATAGAGAACTTCTTACAAGTATAGAAGACCCGGTTCTTAGTCAACAATCTCAAGCACAACTACAGGACCAACAAGAGACTGAAAAATTTAAACAATCAGACAAATAAAAAACGAAGCTATGAAATTTATTACTAATTTTTTTAAAAAACTGTTTGGTAAAACAGAAAAAAATATCGAAGATAAAGATATCGATATCAGAATAGAAATATGGGAGCCACCAAAGAATGTTGAGATCTATCAAGAAATAAGAGAAGATCACGAAAAATCCCAAGTAGAATTAAAACCAAAAAAGAAAAAACCTTCTAAGCCAAGAGCTAAAAAAGAGGATAATTCTAAACCAGTTGAAGCTCCTAAAAAAACCACAAGAAAGAAAAAATCGGAGTAATTCTTGGAACTTTTTAAGTCTTAGTTATATAATAATAGAACTAGAGGTTTCTAGTCACTTCCCGGTCAACAAACCGTAGAGCTTTCAGAAATGGACGCAAAGGAAGGGGCCAAATAAAATAATCTTTATGTATTATTCAACGCCAAGTGGGATGTCGCAGTGTACTGCTAGCATCACAAGAAACAGAAACAGAGCCAAAATTTATGGCGATTCCATCTATCTGAAAGATGGAGAGAACTTCGAGATTGAATTATTCAATCCAACCACAGCAAGGGTACTTGCGAAAATCACTATCAACGGTAAGTCAATTTCAAATTCAGGAATTGTATTAAAGCCAGGGGAAAGAGTTTACCTTGAAAGATTTATTGATTCCAACAATAAATTTGTTTTTGAAACCTACGAGGTTGAAAAATCTAACGAGGCTTTAAATGCTATTGTAGACAATGGATTAATCAAGATTGAGTTTTTTAACGAGATCACATTAAATTCTGGTTTTACCCTACAAGGATCAACAGGGTTTGGATCAACGATAACAACCCTTGGTACTAATTATCAGTATACCTCACAAGGTCCTATTGGTACTGTTGGTCCTAGTGGTACAATAGGATTAAATAGTATAACTAACGATTCTTATTTCAATAATTCAACACTTACTGCATCTTTTGGAGGAACAACATCGAATAATATTTTCGTTACTACTTCAATGATAAATGAATCTATTAAGGGATCCAACGAAAGTAATTCTAAAGGAATTGAAACAGGAAGAATTGAGAAAGGTGAATCTAGCGAACAATCTTTCTCAACTACTAATGGTAATTTTAGCTATTTTCCTACAACAACTATTTCTTATCGATTGTTACCAACTTCAGCAAAACCAGTAGAGACTTCTGAAATTAGAAACTATTGTACTGGATGTGGATCTAGAATAAAGAAATCCAGCTGGAAATTCTGCCCTTCGTGCGGTGAAAAATTCTAAACCTTACTACACAAAAAACCCAGGAGAGATCCTGGGTTTGTAGTTTTTATAGGTATTGTGACCAGTCGTTAGCCATTTCAGCTTGAGAAATCTCCATATCAGTATAAGGTCTAATATTTTGTAATGGAGTTCCTTGGTAAGACATATAAGCATCTTTAGGAACTGGGATTTGATATTGAGGTTCTCCTCCATATCCTCCGTACATACTAGCAGAAGCAGTAGATGGCATAGATCCAGTTTTAGGACCAAACATCCATTCAGTAAATTTAACACCAGTTTTTAAATTTCTTGCCTCTTTTTTAAGTGCTCTAATTTTTGAAGTATCTTTAGCTAGATTAGTAAGATGAGCACCTCCGTTAGTAACGAATTTTTTTAGAGATCCTAACATTTTACCAGTATAAGGCGCTATACCAGCGAACTTTGAAGTAAATTTAGCACTTTTAAAAAAAGCTGCTATTTTCGGGAAGAATTTTGCTACTAGATTTACCAATGGTTTTAGGATTGATCCTCCGATTGCTGCACCTTTTCCTAAAGCTTTAACAAGTAATGTACCACCAGCTCCGATGTATTGTCCGAAAATTGGAATTAATCCTATAGCACAAAGTCCTGCTAGAAGATATTCTCCCTGTTTAGCGTAAGAAACTAAGTTAATTCCCTCTGCTACCGAACCAACACCTGGAATCAAAGCTGCGAAGTCTAATACTGTATTATACCAATGCTCTAGTAATTGTGGATCCTCCGAATTGAGATAATCTAATGATTCTTTTATCTGTTGAGGAGAAAAATGTATTTTGTTCTCTGATATAAATTGGTCTATAGACAATAAATTCTCCATGAATTTTTTATTTTATATATCCCTGATTCGAATCTTTTACATTTAGATACACTATAAATATCATGTTATACAGATCAAATAAGATTTACGTCGACGATTCCTCAATACACGGGAGAGGAGTTTTTTGTTCCGATACAATAAAGCAAGGAGAAATTCTAGAGGAGTGCCACTTTTTCTTGGTTCCTCCTGGATTAGAATATCCAGCTATTTTACATGATCATTTTTTTAGCTGGCCAAAAAGGGGAGAGGGATTATGTATATGCCTTGGTTTTGGAAGCATATTTAATCATTCAGATTCGGGATTTAATGCAGACTGGGAAACAGACACACAGAAAAATAAAATAATATTTTTTGCTACACGAGAAATAAATCCAGGGGAAGAAATATTTACAAATTATCAAAAGCCTGGAAATATCTAAGGAAACATTTTTTTATAAACAAAATAATAGTTACATTTACACTAATAAAATAATCGATATGGACATGGATAACATAAAAAAACTCCAAGATTTAGAAGATCAAATCGATGAACTCTATGATGAACAATCGAGAAAACTCTATAATTATATAGAGACGATGGGTGAAAAAGCTTTCGAAGAAGGAAGCCCTTTATATAAATTTAGAGACTCAGATCTTTTTGAGAGATTGATTAATCATTTTGAACAATTGGAGGAATACGAGAAGTGTGCATTTTTAGTAAAGGCATCTTGGAATATTAAAAGATCTATAATAGAGAGCCTTCTCTAAAAACTTGGAAACTTATTTGCTACTTTCTACTATAAATATAGTATGGAAAGGGGCAAAAAATATATCAAAAGATCTGCTGATGGTAGATATTTTGTTTACATAGAAAAACCTGAATACATTATTGATAAGGAGAAGAAAACAAAGCTATGGCTTTCTTCTCCTTTTTTGTTTTCTGAGGCATTCGACGATAATCCAATCGAAGCAGAAAAAACCCTAAATGCTCTTATTGAATGGAACGAGGAATCTCAGGACTTTGAGTCTTGTTCTAAACTTCTTAATCTTAAGAGAAGTTTTCAAAATAATTCAAAACCGTTGAATTAAAACGGTTTAATGAGGGTATAATAAAGAAAATACTTATGGAAGAAATTTTTGAAAGTGAAAATTTGCTCTGTGGAAGAATGATTTCTTATTCAAAATCTTCTTACCGAAACCAGTTCCCCGAAAATGAGGTTTACTTCAATGCAAACATCTTTGTTTTAGGAGAGGGTAAAGTTTGGTATGGTGATATTGATGTTACTAAGGATAAGGAAAAATTGGAAAATATAGCAAGTGAAATTGGGAAAGACTTATACATCCTTAGAGAAATGGATGGAAGATTTGGAAATGAAGAATTAAAAGACTCTGAAATTATTACTAGAGCAATGTGTAAAATAACTAAATAAGAAAAATAAGATGGCAAAAAAAGAATTTTCGTTTACAGAATTAGACAAAGCCCTTTCGAAGATCGATGGATTTGAAATGGGGTCAATTTTAGAAAATAATGATTTCTCCGAAGTCGGAGATTGGATTCCTACAGGTAACTATTTATTAAATGCTCAATTATCTGGTACTTTGTTCGGGGGTATTGCAAATAATAGATCAATGGGTATTGCAGGAGATCCACAGACTGGTAAATCATTCTTATGTATGAATATCGTAAGAGAAGCACAGAAAAAAGGATACAACGTAATTTATTGTGATACCGAAGGTGCTATTGATAAGTCAGGAGCAAAAAAATTCGGTATCGATACTAATACAGTACGTTACCAACCTATCAAGACTATCTCAGATTTTAAAGTATTTGTTGCTAACTTGGTAGACAAGGTTAAAGCATACAGAAAAGACGGAGCAGATCCTAAAATTGCTATCATTCTAGATTCACTTGGTATGTTATCAACAGATAAAGAAACTGGTGATGCTTTAAAAGGAAAAAGCGTAATGGATATGGGTATTAGATCTAAGGAATTAAGATCATTATTCAGAGTTATTACATTAGATCTTACAGCTGTTAAGATTCCATTGATTTGTACAAACCACACGACTACAGGTAACATTGGAGGATTTATGCCAACGAAAGAAGCTGCTGGTGGTGACGGACCTATCTTCTCAATGAGTAATGTTATTATGCTTTCTAAAGCTCAGTTAAAAGAAGGAAGCGATAACACAAGAACTGGTATCGTTGTTACATCTACTCCAAAGAAAGCAAGATTTACTAGACCTTATCCTGTTAAATTCCACATTTCATTTATGAATGGTATGAATGCTTACGTTGGATTACAAGATTTTGTTTCTTGGGACATTTGCGGTATTGAGAGAGGAAAACTTGAAGTTGATAAGAAGACCGGAGAAATGGAATTTACACCTAATGCTTCATCAACACGTTGGGCAATTAAACACTTAGGAAAAACAGTTACCTCCTCACAATTATTCTCCTCTGAAATATTTACTGATGAGGTTTTACATATGATTGACGAGAAAGCTATTAAGCCACATTTCTTATTACCAGATCTTTTCGATGATAACGAATTAGCAATATTAGCTAATCCAGAGAGTGAAGAAGAAATAGAAGAGAATGGAGAAGAGTAAACTTAAAATGAAATATCTTCTGGGTATATGGAAGGATCTTCCAGAATACCCAACAAAGGAAGATGTTATCTATGAGCTTAATTCATATCTAATTAAAGATGGAAGACCTGATGGGGAATTTTCAGATCAGACTTTCAATTCGTTTTTACCTGAGAATTGGGAAAATGAAAAATTTGGGGATATGGTAAAAGAATTAATAGAGACAGAGATTTTTGAGAAGACTGAAAAAACATTAGGAAATAAAAATTGGTACAAAATAAAGGATAACCCACACTATTAAAAAATGCAGAATCAACACTTAGAAAATATTTGGTTTAAAGCGGTAATTGATAATCCAGCTTATATTGAAGCAACTGAATCTAGCTACTTTAAGAATCCAGATTATCAAGAGGCTTTTAAAGTTGTAAAATCATTCTGGAAAAAATATCAGCAAATTCCTAGCAAAAATCAAGTTAGGGAATCTGCTAAGCTTTTAAAGATTGAAGACAAACTTACTGATTCCCTATTGGAGTCTATGTGGTCTATATCATTAAGTGATTATGATCTAGATTGGTTACAACAAAACACTGAATCTTGGATAGAGTGGAAGACTCTCGAGAAAAGTGCGGTTGACTCTATTAATTACATTAAAAGTACCGATGTAACTCCTGACAACATTAAAGATGTAATTAACACTTACAAATCCATCGTTGTTGACAGAAACAAGGTGGATTTCTCATTTGATATGGGATTAAACTTTAATGATCCGGAAGCTCATAAACAATATGCTAACAGTACATTCTCCAGTGGATATGAATATATCGATTTCTGTCTGGGAGGAGGATTTTCTGCTAAATCCCTGTATGTTCTATTAGGACAGCCAAAAGTTGGTAAAACATTATGGTTAGGTAATATTGCAACACAAGCAGTAAGGGCTTCTAATAATGTTGCTATCATTACTCTAGAGCTTGGTGACAGAAAATACATGAAAAGATTAGGGTCTAATCTTTTAGGTATTAAAATGTCAGAATATAAGAACACAGCTGACAATGACGAGTTACTAAAGAAGAAAATTAGAAATATCGGATTTGACAATTTAGCAACTCCTGGTCAGTTGGTAGTAAAAGAATTCCCAACATCACAGGCATCTGCAATTGACGTGGAAAACTGGCTTAGTAAAACTGAGCAGATAATGGGAATAAAATTTAAGATCGTTATTATAGACTACATTAATATTATGAAGAACTGGAGAAATCCCAATTCAGAGAATACTTACATGAAGATCAAACAGATTGCAGAAGATCTTAGAGCTGCTGCACAAAGAAATGATTGGGCTATAGTAACTGCAACACAAACAAAACAAAGCGAATTTGATGCTACAGATTTAAGTATGAATTCAGCATCAGAATCATCTGGGCTAGTAGCTACTGTTGATGGTATGTTTGGTATTATCCAAGATCCGTTAATGTATACCGCAGGTGAATATAAATTAAAGCTACTAGCAAACAGGGACGAAGGTTATAAAAACTCATACAAGAAATTCTTGGTTGATTACAATTTTATGAGAATCTCAGAAGATCCCAATTCTCAAATAATGAATGATTGATGAAAAAACAAAAAAAACTGATTGAAGATGATGCGAACGATCTTGACTTAAATCCAGAGATTGAGGATATAGAATCCAAAAACGTAGAATTAGAAGAATTCGAGGTTAACCCTAATCTAGACTATAGAAGTTTACAATCTACAGTCACTTACGAAGATGAGGAATATTTACATTCAGTTAAGCTGAATGATAAGATAGATGAGATCTTTTTAAAATCAAGATGGACAGTTATTAGTCCGAGTAAAAAGATTCCTAAAGATCTTATTCCTTTAATATTCCAGGACATCCTTAAGGAATTAGAAGAAACTGAATTCACAATGGTAGAGAAATTTGTTGCAATATGTGACTATACAGCTATTAATTACCAGAAAGCTTATGAATCTATCCATATGAAATATAAAGAGCTTATAGTTCAAGAAATGGACCAAAAATATGGGATTCTAGGCAAGAAAGGTATTAAAAAAATATTTTAATGTTAGATTTTCCAAAAATAAAGAGAGTAATTTTTATTACTGATACTCACTTAGGTGTAAGAAACAACTCTAACGACTGGATAGAGATACATGAGGATTATTTTAAAAATTGGTTCATTCCATTATGTAAGAAGATTTATAGACCGGGAGACTGTTTAGTTCATCTCGGGGATGTTTATGATAGTAGGCAATCATTAAATCTTAGGGTACTTAATCTTGGAATAGATATTTTCGAAGAATTATCTGGTATCTTTAAAGACGGTATTTTTATAATATGCGGAAACCATGACATTTATGGTAAAAATACCAACGAGGTTAACTCATTAAAATCTCTAAAATGGATCCCAAGAATTAAAATATTCGAAGAACCTGAAACGATCCAGATGGGTCCAAAGAAAGTTTTCTTGATGCCATGGAGAAAAGATCACGAAGCAGAAAGAGAAACACTATCACAAGCAGAAAAACATGATTATATGTTCTGTCACACTGACGTAAAGGGACTTATGTTTAATAAGTTTGTTAGAATTGAAGCAGGACTTGAATATTCTGATATGGATAAATTTGAAAGAGTTTATTCTGGACATATACATTACTCACAAACATTTGGAAAAATGAGAATGCTCGGATCCCCGTATCAATTAACAAGATCTGATACAGATAATGCTAAAGGTATTACAGTTTTAGATCTAGAAACAGGATTTGAAGAATACTACGAAAATAAATATTCTCCAAGATTTGTGAGAATGGCATTTGAACAAGTATTGAATTCTACGCCATTAGAGTTAAATCCTATTTTTAAAAACAATTTTATAGACATATTAGTAGATCCTGAGGTTGCAGTTAAAGCACCACTGGGATTATTAACCGAATATGTTAATCCTCCACTCAAGATATCCTTTACTCCTATTACTAATAACGAACAGGAAGTAGTAGATGAAGGATTTCACGATTTGGAAGGTAAGAGCTTTTCCATATTAGACTTGACACAATTGTATCTAGATAAATGCAATTATGAGGATGATAAGAAAACTAAGATTTATAAAGCGATAGAAAAACTTTTACATAAGGTTTCAGTCAAAGTAGAAGAAGATGAAGATACAGAAGATTGAGTGGAGAAACGTTGCCTCTTACGGTAATAAGATACAAATTTTAGAGTTACCTGAAAAATCTGGCCTTATACAGGTTGTAGGTGAAAACGGAGTTGGTAAATCAACTATTTCGGATGTTATTACATTCGGCCTATACGGTAAATTGGAAGGAAAGAAACTAAAGGATATTCCTAATAGATCTAACAAATCTGCGTGGATGAAGATCACGTTCGAACAGGACGGGAGAATCTACGAGGTCGAGAGAGGATTAGATCCATCACTTTTTCAGTTATCTATAGATGGAAATATCTACGACCAGGCAGGTAAGGATAACGTACAGGAATTTCTAACTAATGACATATTAAAGATTCCTTACTACGTTTTTAATAATACGATATCGTTATCGATTAATGATTTCAAAAGCTTCCTCAAAATGAGCACAGCTGATAAGAAATTAATCATTGATAAGATATTTGGATTTTATATCCTAAATGAAATGAGAGATATTCTTAAGGAAGAAACAAAGAATATTAAATCATCAATAGACAGATTGTCAGGGGAGATATTTGCAACAGGAAGATCCATAGCAGCTTCTCAAAAGGAACTAGATGAATTACAACAGAAAATAGTAGAAAATGCTGGATCTGAAATAGAAAGTGCAGAGGAAAATCTAGAAAATTATAAAGAGTTACTTAAGCTACATTCGGATAAGCTTAAGGATTTTAGATCTAAAGAAAACGAAGCACAGAGAAACGTAACAAAATCATATGAGATTTTAAGTGATCTTTCTTCCAAAATAAAAGAGCTAGATTCTAAAATGAATCTATACAACAACGAAAAATGTCCAACTTGTGAATCTGATCTGTCTACGGATTTTCACAAAAATGTATTTGACGATCTATCAAAAGCAAGGGAAAAATATACGGACGATCTTAAAGAACTAAAAAATAATTACGAGGATGCTAAAAAAGTTCAATCAGATTTAGCAACTATTAAGAATGATCTGTTCACAAAAGGTGGTAAGATTGAGAGTGCAATAAGAACTTTACATGATAAACTAAAAACTCTTAAGACTGCTAAGAACAATGACCAATTAAATTCCATACGTAAATTGTTAAATTCTGCTAATGATGATCTATCGGATTTCAACCAGGAAAAAACAGTATGGGAAGAAAGACAAATATGGGTTAAGACACTGGACGAAGTATTAAGCGAGAAGGGCGTTAAACAGCTCGCTATTAAGTCTATTCTTCCTTCCCTTAATAATGAGATACTCAATACACTTTTGTCTCTACATTTGCCTTATAAAGTAGTATTTAATGAAGAATTTAATGCACAGATATTTCATATGGGCGAGGAGATATCTTCACAGACTTTATCTACTGGAGAAATGAAAAAAGTTGACTTTGCAGTACTTGTAGCAATAATTAAGTTGATGAAGATTCGATTCTCTTCGGTTAACATCCTATTTCTAGATGAGATCTTTAGTTCTGTAGATCCCGACGGGGTTCACAGTATATTGAATACATTAAGAAAATTGTCGGACGATTTAAGTATGAACATCTTTGTAATTAATCATGCCCCGATGCCGACAGAGATATTCGATTATAAAATAGAAATCTCAAAGAGAAATAATTTCTCTGATATTGCTTTTGAAAAGCTATCTTAAATCCCCTTCGGATATATAAAACATGGCAGAAGTATATCCAGCAGGTACCACAACAATTAGAAATCTTACACCAAGATATTATTACTTCTTGGTAGTAAAACCTGATTCTTTAGTAGACGATATTCCACAGAAAGAATATTTTGTTTACCGATACAAGGTTTCAGTTTCTTCAAGTGATGGTATAGCATCGCTAAAAAATTATTTCACAGGAGAGGATCTAATAGAATGCAGATCTTTATCCGATGTTGAATATGCAACTGGTATTTTTCAGCATCCTGATTATACAAACAGCAATATGTCTCCTTTAACATTTAAGCTTAGGGATATTCCTATCTATTTACAATCAACCATAGGTACAATAGATCTTAATAAGGATCCTTACCAATACGGAAGTAAACCTATTATTACCGATAGTACTTCCGTAATATTAGACAATAATTAATATGAATTTTTTAGAAAAATTTAATACCGACGACGTATTCTTTAGAGGTGTTATACTAGGATTACTTAGTAAGCTGAACGAGACAATAACTTACACACAGGTTAATTCAGATCAATCCAAGAGCACTATATACATTCCATTTTTCTACTCTATGGTAGGAGATGAGCCTTTCTTACAGGATTTCTATCTTTCATACGAAGATTGTGACGGTAATCCTGCTTTTGCTGAAGGTAACTATGACGTTGTTCCTAGAGGAATATTGGAAATGGGAGCAATAAGAATAGACACAGGAGGAGCAACTACTAAATATGTAAGAGCTTCTTATGTAAAAGAGGTAGAAAAAGAAACCGGAAGTGAAATGGTTACCTACTCATCTTACTTAAATCCTATACCTTTAGGGATACAAGTAACAGCAAAGATAAAAGCAGATACCACACTAGATGCTTTTAAAATTCAACAGAGTGTATTAGAAATACTTTATAAGAGGTTCCAATATTTCTTTTATTATAAAGGATTTAGAGTTCCCGTTCAAGTTAGTTTACAAGATTCACCCCCAGATAAGCAGCCTAACAATTTCCAGATGTCTTATGGGTCACAAAGAGGTGAAGCAATAACACTTAGTTTTTCTATGGATTTAGAGACATATTTGCCTCAATTGGATCTTTCAACTGAAAGATTTAGAGGAAATCTAATGCAAGGAGGAATAAAATTAAATGTAGAATTAGGTACTGCACCTACAGATAACAGTACGATCATAAGTGGATTAGGAATCTATGATATCAATAAGGATATTACAGGAGTGACTGGGGCAACCGGTCAAGCTCCTTATAATCCTTAAGAATTTAACATCTGATCCTTATTAGAATCTTCTTTTTTTTCTGGCTCCATTTCTCCAATACCAGAATCCTTAGATTTTCTGTATCCTAAAAGTGCTGCCCCTATAGAGATAAAGATAATAGATTGAGTTAAAATATCTACACTCTTATCTAAGAACATTTTATCTATACATCCAAGAAAGAAACAAATACCCCCAATAAATACAATATAAAGTCCAGCTGTACCACTTCCTGAAGTTTTACCGTCGGAGTTTGAAGTAAGTTGACCGAAGCTAAACTTCTCCATTGCTGCTCTTAATTTTTTCATAACATTTTTACTGATATATATTACAAACAGAAAGCCAAAATGGCAGAACTAATAGAATTTACATCAATAGGCAATTATAGGATAATCTCCTACAACGATTCATTTAAGAACGTACAAAGTTTTAATGGATGGATTATAGATGCGACAGGTGAAAATCCACCTAGCATTTTTCTTTATCTTGAATTTAGATGGAGTATTAATGGAGATAACTGGTCTTTGTGGAGTGAATTAACAGAGCCAGCAGTTCAAACTCTTCCTATATCACCGTCGAATCCTTTATGGGTGGAAATAAGATTAACAGCTGCTTCGGACGAGAATTCTAGTCCTTATTTCCCTCCAGGAACTCCCCTAAGTCCGCCTATAATATTAAACGACTTTGAGCTGGATTTAACTTATGTTACGGTAGATCCTAGGGATCTAATGACCGCACCTCCTGCACCTATTTGTAGTAAAGAATTAACTAACTACCCCATAGTTTTTACAGACTGTGATTTTACATTTAAACCTTATGATATAAACAGGGCAATAAATCTTTACCAGGATTTAAGTAAGGTTGTAAATAACGTTTTTGGACACGAAGTAGTATATTATTCAGTACAACCACAAGGTAGAGGAAAAGATGTAGTATTAAAAGAGTATACATTGTTTGATGTTGTTGACGAGAAATGCGTTAAGGTAATGGTACCAAATAACCAATTTCCAGATGCAGCTTTAACATTCGATTCGTGGGGATTAAATTTTAATCAACCTTTTGAAATTCATATAGATAGAAAATATTTTGAAGGGATATTTGGTAAAGGATCCCAACCTAGAAAAAGAGATATTATCTATTTTCCAAGAACAAATAGGATCTATAGAATAGATTCAATGTATGTATTTAGGGACATAAATAACTATCCAGTATATTTTAAGATACAGCTAGTAAAATACGATGTACAAAAAAATACAACATTTACTGATGCTGCAGTTGGTACAGCATTGCACGATTACACAGTAAATACGCAGGATTTATTCGGAGCTGAGGTACAGAATCAGGAGACTGATGTAACTAAGCCTCAACAATATGCAGTTACTTCACAGAGAAGACTAGAAGATCCTATAAGATCTTACATAAATAAAGATCTTCCCATTATAGAATACGATTTAAACAATAACTGGACTATCGTATTTAACAATTATTATGATCTAGATAAAATCTTTATAGATGATCCGAACACAATAGATCCAGTATCTCCCGATTCTGGATGGACAGACGAAGAAAGGGATGCTGTTAGATGGAAAGCAGATCCAGTTCTTACCGCAACAGAGGAAAGATCTTTTATGTGTTGGTTTAGAACTAGAAATTATCTTGATAGAAGCAAATTAGTACCTAAGCCTGCACCTAAATTACCTATTACAATAGATAACATAGGAACCGGTGAAATAACTTACACAACCTATCCTATACCACATAATTTCCATATTAGACCTAATCCTAACGGATATGTTTCAATTCTAGGCGATTCAACAAGATCTGGAGGATTTGAAATACTAAATATTGTGGATTCTTTCAGATTTACTGTTAAGGATGGAGGTGCATCAGCACCTGTTAATACTGCTGGATGGAAAGCTCAGAAAGCTCAGTCTAGAATATTGTTCGATGGGTATTATAACGGACAAGGATTATATCTAGATTTCATCTGGAGCGGATCAAATCCAGTAGAAAGCCCAACAACTAATAACTATCTACAAACAGGTAGTTTTAGGATAAGGATAAATAACCTAGAGATCTCTTCTCCTTTTGGAGCGGGAATCGCAAGCACATTAGGTCCTTTTATACCTAGCGTTGACGATTGGTTTGGATTCGTTTTTAATTTCTCTAACGTTTTTAGACAATATTCAATTAAGGTGTGGAAGTTAACTTATGATCCAGAGAATCCAACAACTCAAACCTCGGATTTGAGTTTAGTACATTCTTTGGATGGAGTGACAACTCAGGCATATACATTTAATGTACCGCCTGTTATAGAAGAAAATTATGATAGTCCTTTTTATGGAACTAATAATTATGCTTTTAAAACTAGATCTTGTCCTTTATGGGCAACGAACTATAGATTTTTTAAATACATGGTAGAAGAGGAAAAACAATCAACGATTTTAAACCAAAATATAATAGATGATGCTCAGTTGGGTATTATTATAGATAACGCTAAACCGATACTGAAACTTCCAAAAGTTGCCAGAAACAGATAGAATAAGATTGGTATATGAGAAACCATATAAAGAAGTTTACACATTTTATTAGTGAGAGCATTGATCAATCCTCTTATCAATCAAATTACGAGGATTGGGAAAAAGGATTAATAATGGCCTGGGGTCATCTTCTTTACCTTGGATATCATGATCTGCCTTATAATATTAATAATATAGTATCCGAGGATGAAACGAGGGGATACTTTGAGGAGTATTACTGGAATGCAGAGGATGATGAGGATCTTCGAGACTGGATGAGTAATAATCCGCCTACAGTAGGTAAAGGAGAAGCAATATTCGACAAAAATAGACTGAATATGATGATGAACGATATTGCAATGAAGACAAGAACTTTAGATCCTATCACGATATATCGATACGAAGATCAGGACTACGAGGAGGGGTGGAACTCATACACTACTGATCCAGAATTAGATTATTCTAACGGAGGAAAGATAACTAAAAAGTCTTATATAATTCCTGCTGGATATCCAGTGATTTTTGCAGGTGGCATAGGAGATCGTGACGAAGTTATTATAAATCTTTCCAGTAGAGAAAAGAAAAAATTAATCAGATAAAGATATTTTATAAAAATCATCTATTTCAGTCCTTAATATATAGAACATATGCCAAGAAGAAAACCGAAAAAACAAAATCTTTCGAAAGAGCAGGAACTTAATCTCAAGGATAAACTTGATGGGATTATTTTGGCGGACGAAATGCTTTCAGGATTAAGTGCTCCTGATATTCCCCCAATGAAACCACAAAGATTCATAAATGTAGATTCAGTTAAAACAGAGGTAGAAGTGGAAGCTAGAGCAATATTAGATTCACTATCAAGGTTTTATAATGATATGGAAAATCTTCCTGCTGATAGTTATATCAAACACAAGCAAAAGATAGACGCATTAAGCATCTCTACAATGGCTTTTCAAATAAGAACTGCTCAGCACGCTATCTCAAAATTAGTTGAGGAGATAGATTCAGGAAGAATGGAGCCAAGATTATTCGAGGTTCTAGCTCAACTACAGAATCAGATCATGCAAATGCCTAAGAACTTTTCCAATTATATGTCACAAATGGAAAAGAACTACAAGCAGTTAAGAAGTGAATCTGAGGAAATAAACAAAGAAAACATAGAATTCGATTCAGATGGAAATCTAATGCAATCCAAGGATAATATGGACGCTCTTAAAGTTAGAGGAAACAAATCTCTAATGGAAAACCTACAGAATATGATGAAAAATGGCAGTATGGTTAAGGAAGCAGAAATAGTAATGCCTGATGACAATCTGATAAACCCTAAGACTAAGGACGGAGGAACCTCCGATCTTTTGGGCGGCGACGATGACGAGTACTTTGAAATAGAGGACGAAATCTTCGAATAAATAGAAAAATATGGCTGAAGATAAATCTGGTAATAATTATTGGTCGACTGCAAAAGTTGAAGCTCTAATTTACAATGCGGAGGAGCACGGGGTAGACTATAAAGATATGGATAACCCATTTCATGAAAACGACCCAGAGCTTAGAAAAGGTAACGTTCTTTTTGAATACACCGAATGGGAATTAGAGGAAATGCAAAAATGTGCCGCTGATGTGGTTTACTTTGCTAATAAGTATTGTCACGTTATGACCGACGAGGGAATTAGACAAATACAGCTAAGGGATTATCAGATACAAATTCTAAATCAGTACCAGTTCCATAGGAAAAATGTTTTCGTTTCTCCTAGACAATCTGGTAAAACCATTACTTCATCTATATTTCTTCTTTGGTATCTACTATTTAACTACGAAAAAAATGCCATGATTATGGCGAACATTGGTGATACCGCTGCGGAATTAATGGATAAGATCAAGGTTATTATGAAGGGTCTTCCTTTCTTCTTAAAGCCCGGTCTAATCGTTTATAACGTGATGACCATGAAATACGATAACGGATGTAGAATAATGGCTAAGACGACAACTAAAACATCGTCTATCGGTTATACAATCCACATGTTATACATGGATGAGTTCGCTCACATTAACCCGAACTTTATCAATCAGTTCTTCAAATCTGTTTATCCTACCATATCATCATCACAAATTGCAAGGGTTATTATTACATCGACCCCAAATGGAATGAATAAATTCTGGGAGTTGTATAAAGGTGCAATCGACGGGGAAAATGAATTTAACCCAATTAGGGTAGAATGGTGGCAAATTCCAGGAAGAGATGAAGAATGGAGAAAGAAAGAAATAGCAGCATTAGGATCCGAGGAAGATTTTAATCAGGAATACGGATGCCAGTTCTTATCATCTTCAAGGTTACTTTTAGATTCTCCTACACTTAAAAGATTAAAAACCAACGAGGAGAACTTTGTTTTTCACGAACTATCTCCTTTTGAGATGAGTCCTATAGATTACACTCCTCTTTTATGGCACCCAAAATTTGATCCGACGTCAATATTTGAAAAAGATGCACAGAAATTCTATATTTCTATTGATACTGCAGGTGGAGGTGGAGGTGACTTTTCGGTAGTAAATATTTTTAAAGTTACACCTATGCCTACGAATAGTATAAAGAATAAAAAATTCTTTGAGGATGAAAGTGATTTCTTCTGTTTACTGCAAGTTGGTATCTACAGATCAAACACTGTACAGATTGAAGAGCTCAAAGCATTTGTAGAAATTTTAGTACTTCACGTTTTGGGAGAAGAAAATACAAGAATTGTATTGGAGATGGATTACAAAGGTGAGTTACTGATGGATAAATTACTTGACGGTGATGATTTTTATGATGAGATGTTCGTTTACACTAGACATTCAGAGGCTACGTCTAAATTAAGGCCCGGTGTAAAGCTAACAGTAAGAAACAAAGAAAAATTCTGTTATGATCTTAAAATAAATACTAGATCATATAAAATAATCCCCTCTGAGAAGAATACGATCCACGAATTAACAAATTTTGGTATAAATTCTAATGGAAGTTTCTCTAGTCAAATAGGAAAGGATGATATAGCAATGACATTAGTTAATCTTAACTGTGTATTTGATAATGGAGATTTCCAAGAGACTGTATCAGAATTATATGATATTATTCCCGAAAAATTTAGAAATCTAATAGAAGAAAGACTAAACGATTCAGTAGAAGCGACGCAAAATAGAAATAATGAGATGTCAAACTATACTTTCTTGAATGGCCTCCTTGATTCCTAAGGAAAGAATGATATATACATAGAAAAAGAAGTCTAAAGAAGCGAACTTCTTCGATATATAAAAAAAATAAAAATTAGAGATGGCCAAACAAGTTAAACTTGACTTATCACAATTCAAAGCATCTGGTGTTTACACTTTGGAGTTTGATGCTTCGGAAAATATTATAATCAACCCACAGACGATTCGTTTGGTAGTTGGTTATTCTAATATTGGACCTTTTAATACTCCAGTATACTGCCCGGACATCACAACTTTTCAAGCAGTTTTTGGAGGAATTGATAAAACTCTAGAGAAAAAAGGATCTTTTTTCCATAGATCTGTACTAACATGTTTAGGCAGCGGACCGGTATTTGCATTAAATCTTAGAATACTTAACAATACAGTAGATGTAAACGGAGATCCTGATTTTGCTGCTGGTGCTGATGTTGCTAGATATCGTGCTTTCTCTGTCGATACAGAAGAGCAAAATGGTAACAATGCAACAGGAGGATATTCAGACCCGTTAACAAAACAAGACAAATTAGTATCTTCTTACTATAATAAAGAGAAATTCTGGTTCCCAGATACTGATTATTTCTTAGCAACCGAGGATACATCAGGTTCAAAACCAGATTCTAGAAAACTATTCAGCTTAGTTAACATAGGACAAAATCCGGTAAGTATAATTGTTAGAAAATCTCTTGACTCGCCATTCCCTTTAAAAGGATTCGATATTACAGCTAGAGAATATTTTGGAGCTGATAACGTTCCTTCGTTCATGAATCAATATGATTACCTTTCAGATTGGTTTATTGATGTAATTGCAATTAGCGGTAACTGGACAGATTATCAAGCTTTAGCAAATGATCCAGTTTACAGTACATATTTTACATCTAAAGGATTCATCAAGGCACAAATTGACAATTTCTTAGCTCAAGACGGAATTAACATCGTTACAACTGTAACTGGTACACTTATTCCTAACTTTGTAGACCAAAACGGTACACTTAGATACATCCAGACTTTGATTAATAACCAAGCCCAAACAACTGGTATCTTCTGTGCAGTTAACGAAGAAGCTTTAGATGATATAGAAAATAACTCTTCAGTAATTGACTTAGTGGGTCACCACTTAGTTGATGAACTTGGCGTAGATTCGGACATTTCAAATCCTAAAAATCTTAACTTCTTATCATACAGCCAAAATCTATTCGCAGATTTCACTTATTATAAAAACGTTGCAGGGTCTACTGGAGGTACAGAAATTACAGATACCGGTATTTCACCTTCAACTGGATTTGATATCTTACCAGAAACCGGTACTTTAGTGGAGGATACATTATTTAACGTAAGTGGAGACGCGGGTATACCTACAACTTTATGGGCTACTTTCGATGCTGCTGATAGAGATGGTGGAGCTAACAATAATGCGTACATCTATCTGGAGACATTATTTACTAACCCGGTAGATCACGACGATCAAATTACAACATTAGAAGGATTTGTTACAACTAATAATAATTCACCAGCTTCTAGATGGGTACTTGGTAAAGTTAAAAACCTACCAATACCAGGATATTTAGGATTTTATAATGGGGATCTTGTTAAATTAAAAATTGTAGAAGCTAAAACAATAACTAATTCAACCTTACCTGTAGGTCAAAGAACACAAATAAGACTATTATTATCGCACCCACTTGTTGGTTCAGGTGCTTCTACAACATATGTTGAGCCTTGGTACGAAACAAACAAGAGTACAGCTGATGCTTACCAAATCGGTAACCCAGATTACTTCGATAATGATGACGTTTTCTTCTCACCAGATATTCCAGTAGGAACTGATAGTTACTTAGCTTACGAGAACTCTGCAATGTATAGAGATTGGGTAAAAGGTAACATTAGTGATGGCGATATAGACTGGAAAGATAATACAGGATCATTGCTTCAATATCTTAAATTTGAGAATAACGTTGATAGAGATGGATTCAATATCTTAGTATGTAGAGCATATGCGGATGATACATTCACAACACCTGAAGTTATTGCAACTTGGGACACAACTTATGTTAGCTCACTTCCTGTAGGTACAAACGAAACAACAGGCGAAAGTTTCAATATCGTTTCAACTAACGGTAACCTTAGCGATTATGTTGACATTATTACTCAGCTAGCACCTAACATTATTGAAATGTCTGTTGCTGAGGCTAATTCATCAGGTATTAAAGTAGGTGATCTATTAGTTTCTACAGACACTCAAACTTATGATAATCCTTTAACTGAAAATTTACAGTCAAGATTAACAAGAGTACTTGAAGTTAAAACAGTAGCTTCTGCTTCTTCACCTGGAGTTTATACAATCCAAGTTAAGACTGAAAGACCTATCCAACTTTACCCTGGTACAACTACTAGAGTATGGAAGTTTAAATCTATCCAAGAGTTTGTTACTTCATTCAACTTCACATATCTACCAGGAGCAGCTATTAAAGCAGCTTCAGTTCCAAACGGAACAGATACAAGAATGAATGCTATCTTGGATGTACTTTACAATACTAACTTAGCTAGAACTCTTGCAGATACTGACGTTATTACATTCAGATACGTAGTAGATACATTTGATGGAGGTATTCAGCCAAACTGTAAATACCAACTTACAAGACTTGCTAAGAACAGACAAAAATGTATGGCAATCTGTAACGTACCTTCAATGCAGAAATTCTCAGAATCAGTAGATCCTAGATTTACTTCTGCACCTACTGCAACAGATCCAGCTCCAATTTTACAAGCTAGATACATTGCAGATGGAGGTAATTTAAGTTTAAATCCTTCATTTACATTCTCTCTTCCTGACGAGGATCAAGGAGCTAAATTCTCTGGATTCTTTGCTCCATTCTTAACAATTAGAGATAATGGTAAGAACTTAAACGTTCCACCAGCACCATACGTATCTAATAACTTCATCCGTAAGTTTATCACAGGTGAACCTTATTCAATCGTAGCAGGTGTTAAAAGAGGTATTATTTCAGCTGGTAACTTAGTTGGTCTAGAGTATGACTTCGATCTTCAAGATAGAGAATATCTAGAGCCTTTCGGTATCAACCCAATCATTCGTAAAAGAGGAGTTGGTGTAGTTATCTACGGTAACCAAACAAGCTACCAAAGAACTAACTCAGCATTTAATAACTTACACGTTAGAGATCTATTAATCACAGTAGAATCTGCAATTGAAGAAATCTTAGCAAACTACGTTTTCGATTTCAACGAGGATTCAGTAAGACTTGAGATTAAAACTTTAGTAGATAACTACTTAACTGGAGTAAGATCAGTAGGAGGTATTTATAACTACTTAACTATTATGGACTCTTCTAACAATACTCCTGCAATCATCGATCAAAACATCGGTATCATAGACGTTATTATCGAACCTGCAAGAGGAATTCACAAGTTTATTAATAGAATGACAGTTACTAGAACAGGTGGTATTGCTTCTGGAGGATTTATCCAATTTAGCTAATAAATTTGATGATCAAAAAGAATGTTAAATATATAAAATAAAAACATGGCAGGATTACCACATTATTCAAGTTCGAAGGCTTCTATTAACAAGTTCGAACCAGTTTTCCTCAACCAGTTTGAGGTTACTATAAGTCCACCTGCGGGTGTGGCTATTCCGCAAGGAAATCCTGGAAGTAATAATATACTTCTAGAGCAAGTAACTAGAGTTTCTGGATTACAGGTAGATCAAAACCCAGGGGAGATCACACAGCAATATAAATTTGCTAAAAGATATTACGCTGGAGCAGCTCCACAAAGAACTGGTTTAGATTGTGATATAGAGTTTGAAGTCAACTTAAATGATGACAATTCAATGTATGTTTTTAAAGTACTTCGTCAGTGGTCAGATTTAATTTACAATCCCCTAACAGGTGCAATGGGATTAAAAGCAGATTATGCTGGTAACATTTTAATAAATGTCTTTAATAAACAAGGAGATGTTTATAGAAAAATTAACCTTAGAGATTGCTTCCCTAGTACACCTATTACTGAAATGGCTTTAAATTACACTCAAACGTCTATTTACAAATTAAATGTTACTTGGGCAGTTGATTACTTTGATGACGTATTTATATAATTAAAAAGAAATGGCAGGATTACCACATTTTAGCTCCTCAAAGGCAGCGGTTCAATTATACGAACCAGTTTATCTTAACCAGTTCGAGGTTATTATTCAACCTCCAGTTGGTGTAGGAAATCCTCAAGGAAACGGGGGAAGAACACTATTAGTAGAAAACGTTCTATCAGTAGCTGGTCTTGCAGTTGATAAAAACCCAGGATTAGCAGAACAAAGATACAAATTCTCTAGAAGAAGATATGCAGCAGCAGCTGTTGACGATACTGGTGTAAAAGTTAGAATCGATTTTGAGACCAACTTAGACGACAATAACAGTAACTATGTTTTCAAAACATTACGTGAATGGTCAGATTTAATCTATAACCCATTAACTGGTGCTACTGGTATCAAATCAACATATGCAGGAGGAACTTATATTCTTATCTCCATCTTCAATAAACAAGGAGATGTATTCAGAAGAGTTAAGTTAGTTAACTGCTTCCCTGTAGATCAGATCAAGGCAATGGACTTAGATTATACAAACGGAACAACTCCTTATAAAATATCTTTATCTTTTAGAGCAGACTATTTTGAAGATGTATTCAACTAATTTGTAGATATTTCTTACAATAAATATATAAATGGAGACCTTAGAGTCTCCATTTTTATTTTAAAATGTTTTTGTTAATCTGGAAACTTAAACATAAAAATAGGTAAAAGAAATATAAGCAAATGACATGGTTGACCATTTAGACGACGAACTATTAAACGAACTGAGCAAGAAAGAGCAAGGTTCAAGATTTGAGTACGATCAATTACAACAACAGGAATCTACTCCAGATCCAGATGTAGATGATGTAAATATTCCATCTTGGATCCCACAAGATTATCAAAAGCCTTCTGCTGAGGAGTTAATACAAAGATCTGAACAAAATAACTCTCCTAATCTTGGAAAATCTACTAGAGTTCCTATGGGAATGGAGAGTGAGTGGAAGAATCTTCCACCTGAAACTTTACCATCCAAAGGATTTGGATATCCCGAAGGATTTGAAATTGCTATTAAACCAGCATCTGTTAAGGAAATTCGTCACTTTTCCACAGTAGATGATGACGACAGAATAGATTTGGATGACAAATTAAACACAATCCTATCTAAATGTATGAAGATAAGATGGGACGGTGGATTTTTAGAAAATTATGATCTTTGGTACGAGGATAGATTCTTTATCATAATGTCAATCAGGGATTTAACATTCATCAAAGGTGAAAATAGGATTCTTCTTCCAGTCACTAAAAACTGTACAAAACCTGATTGTAATATAGCAGATCAGATAGAATTAAAAGCTAATCTTCTAGATAGTTTTGTAATCGATCCAGAGTTACTAAAAAGATACAGTAAAGACACATATTCTTTTAGATTTGTTCCCAAAGACGGAAGTCCAGATATGGATCTTTACATCCCTACAGTAGGTGTTACTACTTTATGTAGAAAAATACTTTCTGAAAAAAGGAGGAAAGGAAAGAAATTCGACGAGAGCTTCTCTAAAGTTGCAAGTTTTATTATTCCGGATTGGAGAAATCTAGACGAAAGACTTTATGACCAATACGAAAGGGCATCCAACGAATGGACTCCCTTACAATTTTCAATTGCAGATCAGATTAGTGAAAAAATAAATTTTGCAACTAAATCGAGAATCTATAGTAAATGTTCTAGCTGTGATGGGGAGGTCACAGCAGAAATATCATTTCCCGGAGGGTACAGATCCCTTTTCGTTATTTCAGATATCCTTAGCCAATTACTTTGATATTAAATTTAGGTTGTGGGAAGAATTTAAAGTATCTCTAGATTCTTTAGAAGCACTTCCTTTCTATGAATATCAGATCTATATAGATAAGCTAAACGAAAAGATAGAGAAAGAGAACAAAAAATCCGAACAAGGAGATTTAGTTGAAGCATTTTCATTTTCAAAGCCAAAAAGTTAAACTTTTTGGCTTTTTAGGTATATAAATAAAAAAACATTTTGGCAGGAGAAACAGGATCAGAATTCCCAGTTTTTAAAACTGAAGGCGGTGCTTTTGACAGAGCTAAGTTCAACGAGTCACTTTCCACTAGCGGAGGAGCTATAGGGGTAGACAGTAGCGTTCTTGATGCTTTAAAAGAAGCAAATAGTGTAGGGGATGCAGCAAAGAAATTTTTCAAGGGTGCTTTTGAACAGAATTTAAAAGCATTAGATCCTGCTTATGATCCTCGAAGTGTATTTTATAGAGAAGCACGTTCACCTTCAGGATTATATCAGAAATCCATACAGAATAAAATAGATAACGGGGAAGCAATAGACGGAAAAGAAATTTTCGAAATGTCTAAGAAAGCTGCAGAGAAAAAGATTGCTAATGTGGCAATACTTAAAACAGGTAAAGTTACTGAGATTTTAGAAAATGTCGGATTTGACGACTTTAAGAGTTTTGATGCTTACGAAGATGTAAAAAGCGATTTTGATAGTAAGATCAAAGAGGATAAGTTTAAGTTCGATTCAGTATTGGATGGATTTTGGCTTCTTCTGGATGATTTGAATAGCAAAGAGCCAATTCCAACACAAACATTACAATATTTAAACAACCCCGAGAATAGCGCAATTCTGTCCGCTGTAGCTAAAGTGCTAGAATCAGAAGGATTCAATAGCGAAAGTGTTTTAGCTATGTCTAAAAGATACGAAGAAAGTTTAGCTAAACTTGTAGAAATATCTGAAAAGGGATCTGTTGAAGGAGCTAAAACCCCTGCAGAAGAAAAAAAGATTGAAACATCCTCTACTGCAACAACAGAGGAACAAAAAGTAGGAGAAAAAAAAGAGGAAACTAAAGGTGGTGAAACAGGATCAACCCCTGTAGAATCTGCTAAAACCGAAACAACTGCGACAACTACAGGAACAACAGGTACAGAAGCAAAAGGTACTACCCAAGAAAATACACTTGCTAACAAAACCGGAGAAGAGCCTAAGAAATTAGATGGAGTATCAGGTACTGGAGGTACAGAAAATAAAAGCCAGCCAGCATCAGCCGAAGTATCATCTAAGATAGACAATTTAATATCGAATCTTTTCGGCGTTAAAGGTGGTGCAGGGGGAACAGGAGCAGGAGCAGGTGGAACAGGAGCAGGTGGAACAGGAGCAGGAACAACTGGAGGAGCACAATCTCTAGAAAATAAATTGACAACAGCTGCTAGTAATACATCACAGGAAGTAAGATCTGCTATAGATAAAAATTTAGAATCATTGGGATTTAAAGCTAAATCGTCACCAAGTGGAAATTCTACTAGTACTGTAGAAAATTTATCACCTAAGAATGAAACTTCTTCCACCCCTAAGGGTATAAAAGAAACAGAGACACAAAAGTTAAGTAGTGTGGCTCCTCCTGCGGAAAATAAGCCAACAGAGGAAACTACCACATCTACTACAACGCCAGTGAATTCTGAGACAGTAACTAATAAGGTATCGGCAGAAACGGCAAGTGTCAATTCCACCACAGGAAACGAGCAAACAAAGGGCGAAACTCCGAAAGAAACCGTTAGTTCTACAGGCAATGAAGACTTAAGTAAAAAAATGGAAACTATGGTTACACTACTGACTCAATTGAATAATACACTCCAAGGACCTCTATTAGTAACCTCAACTTCAAAAAAAATTGACTAAGGGGGTTTACTTTTTGAAAACAATCTACTATATTTGTAAAAATAAAATCTAAATAAAATGAGTAAAAATTACGAGATCACTAAGGAGCTAAGGCAGGCTTCATTAGAATTCCTAAAGGAGTTTGGGAATTACCAAAAATGCCTAGAAATTTTAAGCGATGAAGAAAAATTAGAATTTACCGAAGAAGAAGTTAATGAAATATTGAATCTATTGGGCTCATTCAGATTAAGGGATGTCTTCAACATCGTAGAAAGATATAAAGTTGAAGTTACACCTTTAAAATCTCAAACTGATGAGCAATCAGAGCCTATCACAGGACAAGCAGAATAAAGTCGATCGTTTATACTTAAAAATGGCTAAGGTATGGGCCGAGAATTCTCACTGTAAGAGAAGTCAGGTCGGGTGTCTTATTGTCAATAATCGACAAATTATATCTGATGGATACAACGGAACACCTTCCGGATTTCCTAACAATTGTGAAGATTGCGACAACAACACATTACACACAGTATTACACGCTGAAGCCAATGCTATTACTAAAATAGCTAAAAGTACGAACAGCGCAGAAGGTTCAACACTTTATGTGACTCTCTCACCATGTTTCGATTGTGCTAAACTTATAATTCAGGCAGGAATTAAAAGAATAGTATACTCTGAAGTTTATAGAAAGACAGATTCTTTTAAACTTTTCGAAGAAGCAGGTATAGAAATAAAACAAATGGATATTTAAAAAAATTAGAAAAAATGGCAGTAAAAAACATTCAGGAATTAGCAGAAAGCTTTATGCGAACGTCGTCAGATAAAGACTTCGTAGAATTATATAAAAGAATCAAACCAGGATTATTGAATCATTGTAAATCTATATTAATAGATACAGATGCAGCAGAGGATGCGGTATCGAATACAATGGCAAAGATCTGGACAAAAATATCACAATACGATCCGCAGAGAGGTAATTTTTCTACATGGGTATACAATATAGCAAGAAACGAATCCTTAGTAATAAAAAAGAGTGAAGACCGTTATATGCCAATAATACAGGAGATAGTTAAAAATAATGATGACGGAGAAGATACAGTTCAAAGAGTAAGTCATTATCAGGATAATATCTACAACTGTGATTATATTAGTAGTGAGGCAAATGAAATGGAGGATCTATACGAAAATGTATTAGAGAGAATGAAAGATCTTCCAGATATCTACAAAGATATTCTTTTCGACCGAGAGATCTTAAGAATGAAATATCAAGAGATAGCTGATAAGCACGGAATGAAAAAAAGAGCTATTGCTACTAGAATACGTAGAGCTAGATTAAAAGTTAGAGAGATGTTTCCTGGAGTTAATTTGACTTTCAACGATTGATCCCAATAAATCAGATTGTAACTTTTTCTTTCGTTTAATCTAAAAATAGAAAAGATTTATGAATTATCCTTTCAAAAGAGTTGTAATAGATATCAAAAATTATCTTTATATCCGTAGGATCATAAAGAAAAATCGAGATACTATTGAATGGCAAAAGTTTAAATTAAGAGTGGATTGGATCGGAAGAATCTATACGGTAATAAATCTTCCACCTGAGGTTTTATATTCACCGGATACACCCGAGGAAATTAGACCGGCTTATGTACTTGAAGAATCCAAGCCTTTAAATGAATATTTAACAAGCTTAAATCTACAGGAAATAATACTTCCAAGTATTAATCCCATACCATCTTCTACTTCTTACCTATTAACATATACCCCATATTTTCAAAGATTGTCGTTAAGATGGATCCTATACCGAACTATATTACTTCTAGTTCTTATTTGGACTCAAGTAAAATTTGGATTTTTGGGATGGGTAGGATCACAACTAATTAATCTATATGAGTTTATCTTCTGATATAAACATAACAAGACAAGCATATCCTTGGGGTAGAGCTTACATAATAGAAGGAGCCGATGAGGCTCCTTTAATTTTACCATCTGTTACTACTATATTAAAACTAGTAGAAAATAAAAAATACGAAAAGCTCAGGAAAGAATTCGGTGAGAAAAGGTGGGAGAAGATACTTCACGATGCTGCGGAAAGGGGAACTGTCATGCACACCATGCTGGAGCTTTTTCTTTTGGAATGGGCAAAAGAAAAGAATGTTGACAGATCTTTAAAAAAAGCACAGATATTTGCAATCGAAGAATCTAGAAGAGATAACGGTAAATACCTAAAATATGTTGAGAAAGGTAGGAATCTATTCTGGAATTTCTATCATGCTAAGTTCTGGGAAAATATCTCGGAAGTTGTAGACAATGAAGCATTTCTTTACACCACATTCAAAGGAGGATGGGCAGGAGCTTGCGATTTTGTTTATAGAGATTTAGAAATGAATCTAATAGTAGATGATTTTAAATCTTCAACCTCTCCTAAAGACGAGGAAGACATATTAAATTACAAATTACAGATAGCTGCTTATATGTTTATGTGTGCTGAAAAATATGGTGAGGTTCCAAAGGTTGGAAAGATAAGGATAGCAAATGAACAGACCCCGGATTTGCAAATATTTGAAGTCCACGATTATGAGCTAAAAGAATATCTTTCACAGTTTATTGAATTGGCTCAAAAATTTAGAAAAATACACTCCATATAAGAAACTTCTTATTATTTCCAAGTATAACAAACATAAAAAATATTTAAAATGGCAAAGACTAAAATTAAAGAAGCAGCACCAGCTATTACTGAAGAACAAAACGAAGCAATCCTTGATAAGTTCATCACTAATGTAGATCAAGAAAAAGTTGCTTCAATCAGAAAAGATTTAGAGGACTTTAAAAAAAGTCTTACTGATAAGGAGTATGCAGTTTCAATGGATGCTAACTTATTAAAAAGATTTGACACATTCATGAACGAGGAAGTGGAATGGAGATCTAAAGAAGCATTAGGTGTTACTGAAATTATTAAAAGAATCGAAGCCATTAAAAAAGAAGGAATTAAAGATGGTGTAGCATACTTAACAAATCTTGAAGTTGAGGCTTCTCACTATTTTCTTATGAAATGGTCAGGAAAGGGATCTTCAGAAGTTAAGGATTTCATTTCTTTATGGAAAACTTTCGAAGAAACACTAGCTCTTATCCAACAAGATAACGCTGTAGTTAAAGACTTAGAACAACAATTAGCTGCTGCAGAACAAGGAGTAGAGATTGAATAATTAATAACCTGCTACTATAATACTAAAGACTGGATTTAACTCCAGTCTTTTTTTTGTGGATATATAGAGAGTATGAAAAAGAAATTGTTTCCTTGGATAATAGCACTCTCGGCTTTAGCTGTCTCCGGATCTGCTGCATTCTATTCAGTATCAGGATTAGGTAAAATGTTTGCTGGAGCTTCTTTGCAAGTTATGGTTCTTGCAGGCAGTCTAGAATTTGCAAAACTTGTAACGGCTTCACTTTTGTACCAATATTGGACTTCTCTTAATAGATTGCTCAAAGTTTACCTATCTATAGCCACTCTTATTTTGATTTTAATAACGTCTGCTGGGATTTACGGGTTCTTGTCAGCTGCTTATCAAGAAACAGCTTTTAAAGTCCAGAATCAGGACAAAAACATCGAAATATTGGATAAGAATATTTCCATAATCAAAACTGAAATAGCCAATTACGAATCACAGGTTAAGCAGAAAAATGATAGGGTATCACAATTAACTACGATTAGAACAAATCTTCAATCCACACAGGATGTATTAATAGAAAAGGGGAAATCTACCAACGCTGTTAGACAGCAAATTAAAGATGTTGATTCAGAGATCAAAAGAGTAGATTCCGAGGTATCAGCACTTAATGATTCAATATCTTCTAAAAATAGTAAAATATCTTTAATCGAAACCAATAAACTAGACGTATCCTCCGACTCAGATCTTGCTAAAGAAGTTGGACCACTTAAATATATTGCCGAATTAACTGGAAAGGGATTGGGTGAGATTGTGAATTGGTATATTATAGTACTGATGCTAGTTTTTGATCCACTAGCAATAGCTTTAGTTATTGCTGCAAACTTTGCATTTCAGAAATCCAAAGATGACGAGGGAGTAGATACAAAAAATAAAATAACAGAAGAAAACAAAAAAGATGATATGAAAGATGTAGCTAAAAAATTATGGGGGACTTTAACCAAATTTACAAGAAGAAAAAACAAATCCTCTAATGAAGATACCAAGGATCCAATTATAGAAGAAGCACTTACTCCGAAAAAGGAATCACCTTTCATATCTGTTTCTGATATAGTCAAAGAAGATTTGGTAGATAATAAGAATGAGGAGGAGATTCAAGAGAGTGAAGAGGATAAATACAATAGGGAAATGGAAGAATATAAGAGAAGAAGGGATAGATTCAGAAACAATCCTGGAAACCAAGGCCCATTAAGAAGAACGAGATGATAAAACCAATTTATACAACAAATCCGGAGTACATAAAGTTCTTAGATTGTAATCCTGCGGTCTATAGAAGAGTAGCATTCCAATCTTGTAATTTAGATATAAAAGAAGGATCAAAGGTTTTGTCTACTATATCATTATGTGACTTTAAATTGGAATCATTAGGAAGCGGGGATCTTGGAGGATGTGGAGGATCTTTAAAAAGAAATATAACTTTAAAAGCTTCTTCTAATTATGTACTAACAGCGCCGGAAGTAGGTCAAGAGCAAGGGGAGGTTCAGCTGATTGTAATAAAGGTTAAGTACGATAGTAAAATAGATCCAGCGGATAGGTATTTGACTTGGGAATATAAGGGAAATGCTTATCCTATAAATTCTCTTATGGTTTTAACCGGTAGAACAGAACCAGGGATACCTTGGCAAGGATGGGATTTAAGTTATTACTCTAACAATCCTCCTTCTCCAGACTTTTCACCCCATATATTTCCACCGATTACTTCTCCGGATTTAACTTTCGGAGGTATTATGTTTACCAACCCTAATCAGTCTTATGATGCTGAACTAGAAATATTTGTTTTTAACTAATGGCTACACCACCTCTAGTATGTAATACTATTCCTTTCGAAGGAGCTATCTTCCAAAGATGTAACCTACAGGTTATTAACGGAACAACTGTAATTAGAGAAATCTCTTTATGTGACACAGACATAACGATAAACAATTTTTCGAGCTTTTCTGGATGCGTCTATGGTAACTCGACACTTCTATTAAACTCTGAAGGACTTGGAGAGCTTTCTTTTATAATGATAAAAGCAACATATCCTACTACTTTACCAGTAGCTAGTAGATTTATAAATATAATCTATGATGGAGCTTATTTGCCGATGTCAAATTTAACTATATTAACAGGCAATCCTAGTGATTATTCACCAAATTTTCCAGGTAGAGGATGGGATTTAGATCCTAATGGAAGCGATATCGAATCTCCTTTCTTCAGCCAAGGAGGTATGTTACTCTATAATCCTCATAGTGTTAGGGTAAACGTTGAGGTGATATTAGCTGGAGGATTTTCAACTTCCAACGGATCATCAAACGATTTTATCGTTTCGGAAGATGGAGATTTTATAATGTCCGAATAAAAAAAATTATAAAATGTCGAATAGAAAAAGACCTATATCTAATTATCCAACCGCTGAACAATTTACAGATGGTGATTTTTTATTGGGGCTGCACGAGGGAAAAACATCCAAATTTCCTCAAACAATAATAACTTCAGCAGGTCCTACAGGTGATAGCGGAACCAGTGGAACATCAGGATTATCTGCTTTAGGCTTACCATCAAAAGTTATTTTTACTGATAATACAGGATGGACATATGATGGAACTGCGGGAACTAATACTAAAACTTTCACATTCTCAACTCCATTTCAAAATACCAACTATTCTGCGGATTTAATTTGGCAACTTGCGGACTTTGATGCTACCGCTCATAGTAATAGTTTTAGTGATAATTTTGGGTCAGTAATATTCCTAAATAAAACAGCATCTTCAATAGATGTTGAATTTGATTATGTTTCATCCGATATATCGGGATTACCAGGTTTTAATGCCCGTTTAGTTTTGATTGCAGAAGGGGAAAGTAATGGGTCAGGTATAAATGGTACATCGGGCACTAGCGGAACATCAGGATCAAGTGGAGCCAGTGGTTCTTCAGGTACTTCAGGAACATCAGGAATAAATGGAACTAGCGGATCTTCTGGAACATCAGGATCTTCTGGAACATCAGGAACTAGTGGATCTTCTGGAACATCAGGAACTAGTGGATCTTCTGGAACATCAGGTTCATCGGGTACTTCTGGAACATCAGGAACTAGTGGATCTTCGGGAACATCAGGATCTTCGGGAACATCAGGATCTTCGGGAACATCAGGAACTAGTGGATCTTCTGGAACATCAGGTTCATCGGGTACTTCTGGAACATCAGGATCTAGTGGCACAGCAGGAACTTCAGGATCTAGCGGAACTTCTTTTTCGTCACCCTATACTGGAAACATACAAATAAACGGACAGGCGTGGATTACTGCTGACGCAAACGGAAACACCACATCAACAACAGCTGTTGATTGGAATAATGGAAATATACAGACCTTCACACTAAACGCTAACCCAACAACTTTTACTTTTAGCAACGGACAAGCAGGAGCTACTTACATTTTAATAATAAGACAAAATTCCTCAGGTTCATATACAGTGAGCTGGCCTGGAACAGTAGCTTGGTCTGGAGCTTCAACTCCAACTATGACTCCAACCGCTAATAGATATGATGTTTATACATTTATTTATGATGGTACTAAATACTTTGGATCGTATGTACAAAACTTTACGTAATGATAGTATTTCCGTTTTCTTTTCTATCTGTTCAGAATAGTTTAATACTGGACTGGGACATACAAAATCAATCATCATATTCAGGAAGCGGATCAACTATAACGGATCTAAGAGGAAATTCTAACGGGACATTAGTTGGAACAATAGACTACACCTCAGGATACCCTAGTTATTTAACTATTCAGGGTAGCAGCAGTGAGTATATTGTTTCGTCTGTTAATCTAAACTCCAAATTATCCCCTACCAATACAGGAACTTCAATATCATATTTTCTTTGGGTTTACCCTACAGGAAACGGTGTTATATTAAACGAACAAGGAACAACGACACCCGCTAGTAGCTGGCACGATACACAAATTGAAATTGTATCTGGATCATTGAAATTTAGGCTCTGGCAATTAGCTTCTCCTTTTTTAACCTCCAGTACTAGTATAACTTTAAATACATGGAATCACATAGGATTAACCTATGATGGTACTAATTTAATCGCATACCTAAACGGGTCGCAAGTAGCTTCCACAACTTCTTTTTCGAGGCTTACGCCTTACAACGATGGCAGTGGAGTAGGCTTATATTATTCCCTAGGAGCAACTGACAACGCTACAAATATGGGTGACGGCAACGGTGCTACATTTAGATTCGGCTCATTTCGTGTATATAACACAGGATTAACAGGAACTCAAGTTTTGAATCTTTACAACGACACTAAATCTAGCTACAGCATAGTTACTGATAGTCTTTTCATGAAATTAGATGCGTCTAATTACACTAGGGGAACTTGGATTGATGAAACAGGTAACGGAAATAATGCAACAATCAACGGAGCTACTTGGCTGTCATCAGACGGAGGAATATTTGATTTAGATGGTTCTAGTAATACTATTAGTATACCTAATAACTCGTCATTATCCTTATCTGCATCAGTACAAAAAACAATACAGGTTTGGGTTAAATTTGACACTTTACCTGCATTGAATGTACAGATTCCAGTCTTTGGTAAGCTTTCTTCTAATTATGGATTTGATGGATATTGGGGCGGTTTATATTCTAATAGCGGTTTAGTAAGATGTGTTACCAATGGAACAGGTGCACAGAAAATATCTAATTCATCTCTAACAGTTAACTCTAATACATGGTACCTATTTACTTTTGTTTCACAAATATCATCAACTAGCAATACAACTAAGGTTTATATTAATACTACTGAATACATTACTACTGCTCACGGATCTGATTCATATTCGGAATCTAACCCGCTTTATTTGGGATGGATCGGATCTGGTGTTGGATCTGCATACCTTAACGGAAAGATAGGAGCCTGTTATTTCTACACAAAAGGATTAAGCGTATCGGAGATTACTACAAACTACAATGCTACAAAATCTAAATACGGTTTATAAAAATGATAGTATTTCCGTTTTCTTTTACTAAATCTACCTCAACTTTAGCCGAGGGTTTAATAATTAAGCTAGATGCTAATGATACATCTAGTTATCCAGGTACAGGAACTAGCGTATTTAATTTACAAAGCGGATCTTATAACCACACTTTATCTGGAGCTACATACACTATTCTTGATGGTATTAAATGCTTTGATTGTACAACAGGAACTAATAGAGTTGTGGTAGATAGCACAGGTCCCACTTTACCAACCACTGGATACACATACATTACTTGGGCGAGAGTGATATCGAGCAATTCTTCTTTTAGAACCTTACTCTACACGAACTCTCCAAAATATACACCAATCACCGTACCTAGTGGTACAGATACACTCGGATATTGGGATACGCAGTTCAGAACTTCTGGATATAATCTGACTTCCTCCGAAGAAACCTGGGTTCAATTCTCTGTAGTAGGTGATAACTCATCGCAAACATTTTATATCAACGGTGGTCAGGTAGGAAGTACAATTGCTTACGGTTCAGGAGGAACTACTCACTGGGGATGGGGTAATAATGATAATACAGTACAGCCTTGGGGTCATGTTGCTAATTTATATTATTACAATAGAAAACTAAGCCTATCTGAAATAGTAGATCAGTATAATACATTATCCCCAACTTTCTATAACTATGTAAGATCAAATTTAGTTTTATATTTTGATCCGAATAATCCATCTAGCTACGTTTCAGGATCTACTGTAAATGATCTTTCCGGTAATTCATTAAACGGAACTTTAAGTAGTGTTACATATACAACGCCATCATTCAATTTCGATGGAGCATCATCTCAAATATCAATCGCAGATAATTCTTTATTAGAGCCAGGAAGTGGTAGCTTCACAGTGGAGGTTTGGGTCAATCAATCTGTATCCGGTAATGATGTTGTACTTGGTAAATTTAATAACGGAGGCCTTGCACAAAATGTAAGTTACAGTATAAGAACAACAGGTACAACATTTTATGCACAAATAGGATCAGGAAGTGGCAGTGGTTCGACATTATATATTAATAGCACAAACTTCACTGGAACACTAAACACGTGGTACCAAATTGTTTATGTATTTAAAAACGGAGGAACTAAAACATTAGAAACTTTCGTAAATGGTTCAAGCATCGGTACTGTAAGCCATAATTTATCAAGCATACTAAATTCAACTAATCCTCTTTATATTGGAAGTTACAATGGAGGTGAATATTCTCAATGGTTTGCTGGTAAAATAGGAATTACAAGAATCTATAATAAAGCTCTAGATAGTTCAGAAATAGTACAGAATTTTGAAAATGATGCCTCTAGATATGGACTTTAGGCTATAAATTAAATAAATCTTAGTAAATTATATGATACATACAATAGTATCAACAATAAATAATCTAATAATACCTTAGATGCAATTTCCGATAAAGCTAATCTAGGAAAATCTTTCTAGATGATGATATATACTAAAAAAGCAAATTAAAAATGGAAAAAAATATTAATCCAGAGATCAACAGATTAAACATGGAAACATCTAAGCAAGCAGCGGATTCTCTTAGAGAGTGGGCAGGTCTAGGTGCTTCTAAAGCTCCTGTTGCTTCTTCTTTCCTTAATGGATCGACTTCTCAAATGCTTAAAGAATCAAATAACAATGATTTTTCACCAAAATCAAAAGGAAATACATCTTTTAGTTTCGGACTTACTAACACAGTTTCAGCACTTAAAAATTCGAGTATTTATGAATTACCAGCAGGTAAAATTCTTCTTGAAAAATACGAATTCCTTCTTTTTAATAAGGGTATCTCTGAAGCTTTCTTAATCGAAGGATTAATTGAAGACCTTAGATCTTTTTCTTGGGAAAATTCAGTTGCACCGGTTTTAGAAAACTTATCTGACACTTATGAAAAAAATAGAAGAGAGGTTGAGGTTTTAAAAACATATGAAACTATCAAAGGAACTTCTGGGAAAGAATTATTCTCTGATGCAACTTCTCAAATGAAAAATTGGTTAGTATCTGAAAGAAGAACATCAGATACTTTAATCCATGGTCTTAAAAGATTTGGGTTTAATCCAATGGTTAGAAATTTAGTTAGTTTCCTTTCCATTTATGAAAATAATGAAACTGGTAAATTTAACGTAGGATATGATAATGATGTTTGTGAAGTTACTAACATTTATTCACCAGTTCACGTAAACGAGAACGAATCTATATTCTATGCTTCTGGTAAATTCTTCAAATTAGATGGAGATACTAATAGCATCTTCGAATGCGAAATGGACGATGTTCCTGCTGAACTTTCTGACAAAGCTCAAGTATTAGCTGATAGAGATATTAAAATTGGTAACAATAAGATCTCTTTAAATCTTGGAAATAATAGAATAGAGATCGTATTTGAAAACGAGTCTAAAAACATTTACTTTGACGGTAAACAAATAAATGAGGAAGATCTTCCAGCAGTAGTTAGTGTTTCAACCAATAATCTATTAGAAGGATCAAATCACAAGATTGCAAAAGCGGTATTTGTTTCTAATGTAGCTGAAGAATTAGTTGATCTTGACTTCGGTAAGAAGATCAAATCTAAAATCTACGAAGGAGTAGAAGCTAACATCTTCAAAATCGAAGGTAAAATATACGTACAAACTGTTAATCCTTCAATGAGACTTAACAAAATGTATGAAGCAAATGCAACTCAAGCTATTAACATCGTACAAGATTTCCTTAAATATGATATCTCTGAATCTCTTACAGAATTCTTAGACGGAGAAAAAGCTTTCTTAAGCATCATGAAAAATGATAAGAAAGAGATCGTTAATAATATTGAAATCTTAGAAAGTGAATTAAGAAAAATAGACCAAGCTAAGGAACAAAATCCTTTACTCGCAAATTCTCAAGAATTAAATTCTTTACAAGAGGGAATCGAAAACGAAATTGAATCTCTTAAAGATAGATGGAATCAAATTAATGTCGAGATTTCTAGATTCGAGAATAAAGCTAAAGTGGTTGATTCAGTTAATGAAGATATGGGATATCCAATTGACACTGAAGTTAGAGTAAAAAGAAATGGTGTTAAAGGTAAAGTAATAGGTGTTGACGGAAGCTCAAAAACTTATACAGTGCTTTTTAAGGAGGGTAAGACCGGAGAATATTTTTTCTCTGACGTAGAGGATCTTACCGACGAAGTAGAAAACTATGATATTAAAGCACCTGAATTAGATCTTGAATTTAGCGCGGATCTTACAAACGAGTCAGAGGAAAACTTTGCAGCTGCTCCAGATAAAGCATCTGCTAGCCACTACGATAAAGTTTTTATGAGTATGTACAAAAAACATTTATCTGCTGCTCCTGATAAAAAAACTGGAGCATCTCCTAAATTTGTTGAAGATTCAAAGAATGCTAATTTAGCTTCTGTTTCGAATTCAGGAAAAAAATCACCTTTAACTGGAAGAGGAGTTAAAAACGTTTCTGGAATGGCTACTTCACCTAAAGGAAGTGCAGGAAAGGGTAAAAACTTTATAGATAATCCTTCAAATGCAGATTTAGCTGATGCACCTGGATCTAAAATTAAAACTCCAGGTAAATTCATTCAGGATCTTAAAAATATGAATTTGTCTTTAAAAGAAAGCCAAAAAAATTCACACATCGAAAAGGCTCCTAAAGCAAAAGTTGAGAAGCCAAAAAAATTCATAGAAAACGAAGATGATGCTAATTTAGCTGATGCTCACGGTAACAGCAAAAAAAATGGTAAAAAATTCGTAGAAGATATGAATAGAGCAGGACTTTCTAAAGCACCTGCTTCGAAATCAAAAAAAAAGTAAATACACAAAAAATAATTGAGTCTGTTACCGGCAATCCTGAAGAGGGGCTTGGTAACAGACTCAATTTTATTTTAGACGATTTGAAAGATTGTCTAATAAAAATAGAAGAATTGGAAACTTCTAGTAAGGAACACGGTAAGATAGGAATAGAAACAATTAGAAATTCTAGGAAAGATTTGGAACAATTAAGGGTAAATTTAGAAAAACAACTGCAAAAGCTCCAAAATAATCTCCCAGAAGAACAATGATCTACGTAAAAAACAAAGAACTAAAAAGAGCACTTTTAGAAAGCAAAGAAAAAGGCCAGCTCACAGGAGAAACCGTTGAAATGTTTACACTTATAGTAAACGGTATGTCCAAAACCCATTCCTATAGAGATAACGAAGACAGAGAAGACTGTATATCCTCAGGATTAGAGGATTTAGTTAAATACTGGAATCGTTACGATCCAGCAAAATCGGATAATCCATTTGCATTCATATCTCAAATAGCACACAACGGGATGAAAAAAGGATGGAAAAAAATTCACCCACCAAAATCAATTAAAACTATTCCTTTCTCGAGAATAGTAAGAGAAGAGAACTCCGTCTATAACGTTTAATTGTGGATATTAAAAAGTTAAAACCGAATGGAAAGTGGAAGTCTGGTAAATATTTTCCAAACAACCCAGAAAAGTACATCGGTGATATCCATAATATAATATACAGAAGCTCTTGGGAAAGAAAATTTTGTCAATATTGTGACATAAATCCTAACATATTAAAATGGAGTTCTGAACCTCTTTCAATACCTTATTGGAGTCCTATCGATAAGAAAGAGCATAAATATTTTGTTGATTACTATATACAAGTAAAAAAAGCAGATCAAACAATAGAAAATTGGTTTATAGAGATCAAACCTGAAAATCAATACGACATAACAAAGCGTCCACAAGAACCTACCGGTAATTTAACTGAAAAGAAAATCAGAAATTATAATGAGAAGCTTAAGACGTGGATAATAAATAGAGCAAAGTTTGAAGCTGCAACAAGATTTGCCGAAGCAAGAGGTTATAAATTTGGAGCTATCAACGAAAGCTTTATAATGAGATGAAACCTTTTAAAGATCAATTTGAAGATTATCAATTAAGCATTTCTGGATTATCCTCGTTAGCAGAGGAATCTTTTATGTTTTGGTTTAAAAATTTTGTAAACCAGAAGAGCCAATTTAATCCCCTTGACTTTTTACCTGGTAAATTTTATTCTTTTGAATACAACGATGTATTGGAAAAGAATAAAAAATTCATAAATAAAAGACCAGTTATATTCTTTACTGGATTTATGAACTACGAGAATAAGCAAGCTTTTAGTGGTATAGATATAATATTGATGCCACCTATTTTTAGGTTAGCATTTTTTTCAAGAATACAATCTGTTTACCAGGATATAATAGAATCTAACATAAGAAAGGTAGAGAATGGAGAGAATCTCGGGCAAATGCCTCTTAAGACTGATTACGAAACTCTAGATATCATTATGAAAGGCATACCATATAAAAATACATATAGGGCATGGGATTTAAAAAAAGTTCGTGATGTAATGGAAATTCCCTACGAAGATTGGACTAGAATAGTATATCTACATACTAGGTCAATTCAAGGGACCCCGATAGAAGAGATATATACTAAAAACTCAAAGATCTAATGGCTGGATTTACAGACGGAAATAAAACTTTTTTTAGCTCTATCGTTGATAGTATTAAAAAGGTTAGTAGCTTCGGGATGGCTTATGAGGATCTTGTTATAAAGAATTCGCAAGCTGTAGGTGTTACTGAAGCACAATTCTTACAAAAAGGAGGTATCAAAGATGAGGCTTTCCTTTTTGGATTAAGAAGAGCTGATACCTCAACAAAACAGTATATAGCTTATTTCGATAAGGATTATAAAAACAAAAGACATTACCTACAAGGATTTGCACAGAATCCCGAGATTGAATTTATCTTGGATACCATATGTGACGAATCTATTGTATATGACGAAAAGAACTTCTGGGCTTATTTCTCTTTCATGCAGCACGAAGATGTTGATGAAGAGACATACAAGAAAGTACAAAAGAGATACAGAGAGATTTACAATCTATTTGGATTCAATCAAGATATTTTAGCTTGGCACCTTTACAGAAAATTCTTAGTAGAAGGTATCTTATCATTCGAAATTGTTTTCGATAAAAAAGGTAAGAACATCGTAGGATTTAAAGAATTGGATCCAGCATCTCTGGTACCAACTGTAGAGCAACAACCAGATGGAAGCTATATTGATATTTGGATTCAATATCCAGACAATCCGTCTTTGACAAGAAAACTTTACGATTCTCAGATAATTTATATAAGTTACGCAAAAGGAGGTGGTACATCATCTAGAGTAAGTTATGTTGAAAGAATGATTAGATCTTTTAACCTCCTGAGAATCATGGAACACACAAGAATCATATGGAACGTGATGAATTCATCATATCGTATGGCAATGACAGTTCCTATCGGTACTAAATCACCACAAAAAGCTAAGCAAACTCTCGGAGAACTTATGTCTATCTATAAAGAAGATATAAGATTAAATACAGACAGTGGAGAATTAACAGTAGACGGAAGACCTAAAATACAATTCTTTAAAAACTATTTAATGCCTTCATCACCTAACGGAACTCCTGATATACAACCTTTAGCAGGAGCTGGTGATGCAACAGCATTTAGTGATACAACAGCATTAAAATATTTTGCTAATAAACTTCGAATGGATTCAAAAATTCCGGTAACACGATTTGGAAGGGAAGAATCAGGATCCGAAGGTACAATTACATTCGCAGCAGAGGGGGTTGATCAAGAAGAAATCAGATTTGGTAAATTCATTAACAGATTAAGATCTATTTACCAGGACATACTTATGAAGCCTTTATGGGTTCAGTTCTGTTTAGATTTTCCTGAATTAAAGAAAGATTATATCCTTAAATCGGAATTTGGTCTAGATTATGTTAAGGAGAACATGTTTAGAGAATCTAAAGATATGGAAGTAATGACCGCAAGAAAGGATCAGGTGATTAAAATATCTGCTCTTAAAAATTCAGAAGGCAAAAATTACTTCAGTATGGATTTCCTTATAGATCGATTCCTAGGAATGACCAATCAGGATTTATTAGATAATAAAAAAGCTAAAGAAAAAGCTGCCGAAGCAAAAAAAGAGGCTGAAGGAGCAACAGGAGCTGAAGGAGCTACTGGTGCTGAAGGAGCTACCGGAGGCGAAGAAGGCGGAGGCGAAGAATTCAAATTATAAGAGATGGCTGGATTTTTAGATAACATAGGTAAATTTAACCCAAACGTATCAAGGATACTAAAAACTATTAGTGGACTTGGATCTTTTGGTATGGATTACAAGGACATGGTAATTCAAGACTCTATGGCTATCGGTATATCCGAAGCAGATCTTAGAGAAAGATTTGGATTTAGCGGGGATGATGAGGACTTCATCTACAGTATTGCTGCACAAGATACTACGAACAGAAAGTATATTGCATATTTCGATAAGGATTATCCTTTTAAAAGAGACTTCTTAAGAACATTTGCTCTGAATGCTGAAATAGAATACATCTTAGACACTATTTGTGATGAGGGTATAGTATATGATGAAAAGAACTTCTTTTGTCACAATGCGATGCTTAGTATGGATTTACAGGACGAAGTAATAAAAGCTCTTAGAAAGAATTTCAGAAAGCTATACGTACTTCATAATTTTGCAAACGGATTAACTGCATGGCAATACTTCAGACAGTTATTAGTAGAAGGATTCTTAGCATTTGAAATAATATATTCTAGTGATGGTAAAGAAATCGTAGGATTTAAAGAATTGGATGCTATAAGTCTTACACCTGCAGTAGAGAAAAAAGCTGACGGGACTAGAGAAACCATATGGTGGCAGTACTACGGAGAAACGACTAGACAAAGAAGATTGTTAGATGCGCAAGTTATTTATATCTCTTATGCTAAAGCAAATACTGTTTCTAGAACTTCTTATGTTGAACGTCTTATCAGATCTTATAACTTATTAAAGATTATGGAGCATTCCAGAATTATATGGAATGTGATGAACGCTCAGTATAGAATTAAAATGACGGTTCCTATTGGAAGTAAGTCACCACAAAAGGCAAAAGAGACTTTAGGTGAACTTATGTCAGTTTACAAAGAGGATATTAAATTAGATACAACTTCGGGGGAACTTGCTATTAATGGCAGGCCTGATCTTCAATTTTACAAAAATTACTTATTTCCTCAGCAAGGAGGAGATTCAGTTAAAGTTGAAACAATAAATGCACAAGGACCAAACCTAAACGTAATGGATTCTGTTCTTTATTTCTATAACAAACTAAGACAGGATTCAAAAATTCCTTACAACAGGTTCTCATCACGATTTGGGGTAGGAGCTAACAACGTATTTCATACCGCTGCAGATGGTGCAGAAAGGGATGAGGTTAGATTCTCTAAGTTTATCACTAGATTAAGATCGATATTTCAGGAAATAGTTGTTAAGCCATTATGGATTCAAATGTGTCTTGAATTCCCACATTTAAAAAACGATACAGAATTTAGAAGCCAAATAGGTATTAAATTTGAAAGTGATAACACATTCGGGGAATCTAGAGAGATAGAACAATTACTCAAAAAGATAGATTTTGTAACAGCCCTTGGGGAGATAAAAGAAACTGTTAACGATGAGGAAATACAATACTTTAATCAAGACTTCCTTATTGAAAGATGGCTAGGTCTTCCTAATGACGATATACAAATGAATAAAACATATCTGGAAAAAGATAAGGAAGAAGGACAAGGAGCAGCTACTGGAGCAGCACCAGCAGAAGGTGGAGAAGCAGCTACCGGAGCAGCACCAGCAGAGGGTGAAGCACCAGCAGAAACACCAGCAGAAGGAGCATAATATCGGAACTTAGTATTTTAAGCAGAGTATAATAATAGAATACTTTTTATTATTAAGTAGGAATTTCTACATTTGCTTAAAATTTGTCCAATGAAAAAAGAACTCAGAATATTACTAGAGATTGAATCGTCGACCGGAAATGGATCTCAAAAAATTAAACAGGATCTTATAAAGAATAACTATTCACCAATCCTTGAATATTTTCTAAAAGTTGCATTAGATCCATTCCTTACTACGAAGTTACATAAACTAGAAGTAATAGAGGAATCACCATATTTAGTTGGAGATGATTATAATCCATTCGATAAATTCAAAGATCTAACATCTAGGCTTTTTATAGCCCCAGCTCCCAACGATAAGTTTAGGGAAGAAGCATTCGAATTAGTAAATTGTGTAGATCTTTCGTTTGATGAAAGAAAGATCCTAGGAAAAATCCTAACTAAAAGATTAAATATTGGTATAGGTGCTAAGCTAATCAATAAGGCTTTTGGTAAAGAAGTTATACCAGATCCTAGTCTAATGCTAGCACAGGATGACGAAGACGAAATAAAAAAATGGAGTTCAATCGTGTGTGAAGAAAAATATGATGGAGTTAGAGTTATCGCATTTGTTTCTGGTAAAGAAGTTAAGTTCTACACAAGAGCATTTAACGAGATTCCTAATCACTATTTAGAAAAAATAGCAGGTGAATGTTTAGGAATGATCAAAAATTCTCAATTACAAGGAGATTGGTTTTTTGATGGAGAACTTACTGATCTAGATAGAAAGAGTGTATCTGGAAAAGTTAATCAGATGCTAAAAGGGAAACCTATGAATTCCATAGGTGACGAACTTATATTTAATGTATTTGATCTGGAAGATGCAGATACTCTTAAAACAGGCAAGGGTATAATTCCGTTTGATATTAGAAGACAATCCCTAGAGGGTGTTTTTAGCACGTATACGACATCTTCGGTCACATTGGCAGATTCTTTCTTAACAAAAGAAAAAGAAGACATATACGCTTATTATAATAAAATAGTAGCAAATGGAGGAGAGGGAGTTATTCTTAAAAATCCCGATCACATTTACGAATGTAAAAGATCTAAGAATTGGATTAAATTAAAAGAAGTAAACGAGTGTGATCTTATAATTACTGGTTGGTATCCAGGTGAGGGAAAGAGAGAAGGATTTATAGGTGGATTTATTTGTGAAGATAGATCGGGAACCCTTAAAGTTAAAATTGGATCTGGGTTTACCGACCAAGATTTAAAAGAATTAAGTGAAACCCCAGATTCACACGTGAATAAAATATGTTCAGTACAGTATAATGTAATAATCAGTGACAAGAACGGAAACTGGTCACTATTTTTACCTAGATTTGTAGAGATAAGAAACGATAAAGATTTTGCAGACGATTTAAAAGAAAAATGTAAATGATACAAGAATTATTAACAGAAAAATTAAGACCGAAAGAATTAAAGCATATGATCCTTCCAAAAAGGATCAAGGGATCTTTCGAAAATGGATTACAACAAAATGTTTTACTTGCGGGATCACCAGGTTCTGGTAAAACTAGTATGGCTAAAATTCTAATAAAGAATCACCCGTACATTTTTATAAACGTGTCTGATGAAAGTTCAGTAGAAACAATCAGGACTAAAGTTCACGACTTCTGTTCTACAGTTTCCATTCTAGACGGAGAAAATCAAATTAAGATTGTAGTACTAGATGAGTTCGATGGAGCATCTGAGCAGTTCTACAAAGCTTTAAGAGGAACAATTGAGAAGTATGCTAAAACAACAAGATTTGTTGCAACTTGTAATTATTTAAGTAAGATACCAGATGCAATTAAATCAAGATTTGAGGTTTACGATTTCGACCCAGCAAATAAAGAAGAGGAAAACGAAATAAAAGTTGAATGGCAAGAAAGAGTTTCTAAAATACTCTCTCTAATGGAAATAAATCACGACGAAAAGAGTTTAGAGCTTTTTACAAAGAAATATTTCCCAGATATGAGATCTGCGCTGAATACAATTCAAAGATGGCAGATTGACGGAGTAACAGATTTAACAGAAAGTAAAATCAACGAAATAACATTCGACCACGAAGCTATTTTCCATATGATTCTTTCTCAACCTGACAGCATCGGGAATTACCAATACATTGTTGGCCAATATTCAGGTAGAGTAGATGAAGTTATGGCTTCTTTAAGCTCCGACTTTATTAAATGGCTAGAGGAGAAGAATCCGTCTAAATTAAATCTTATCCCTGTAACTATAATTACTGTTGCTAAGTATCAATCTCAAAGAAGTCAGGTAATCGATCCTATAGTCAGTCTTCTGGCTTTGATTTTTGAATTACAGCAGATGTTCAATAAATGATCAGTATACTAGGCATTATGTCAGAATTACATCCGTAATGCTTAGTATAATATACAAAAATAAATTATGAGTGGTAAAATTATAATAGTTGGTCCCGGGGGATCAGGAAAAGATTTCTTGAGAAAGAAAATGGTAAATCGTGGATTTGAATACGGGGTTTCTTTTACAAGTAGGCCCCCTAGAGAAGGCGAAGAAGAAGGAGTTGACTATTATTATCGGGACGAGAATTTTTTTATATCTAATACTGATATATTTTTAGAATTGCAAGAATTTAACGGATGGAAGTATGGAATATCCAAAGAAGAATTTTTAGCAAAAAATCTTTTTATTCTTAGTCCTGCTGGTCTTAGAAGTTTACCTGAAGATTTTAGAAAAGATTCTTTTGTTATTTATTTAAACCCGTCAGAGGATATTAGGCTCAAAAGATTACAAGAAAGAAATGATGCTGACAGCGTAGAGAGAAGATTAATTGCCGACAGGAAGGATTTTTTTGATTTTTCTGACTATGATATAATGATAACAAATGAAAATTTTTAAATGATAACAGTTTGTATAGACGGTAATTATGTATTTCACAAAACCTTTGGTATATTTTCAGGGTTTGGAAGTAAAAATCCGGGTGATGTATTATCATCAGAGGCTGAGAGAAATATGTTTATAAGAAAGGTGATAACCGATTTATGTTATTCACTAAACCAAATACCGGAAATTAATAGAATAATCTTCTGTAAAGATTCTAGATCTTGGAGAAAAGATTATAAAATAACACGTAGTGTCTATAAAGAGAGCAGAGTTAAAAGCGAAGGAGTTGACTGGGGATCTTTTTTTAAGCTCATGGATGAGTTTGGAGATTTCTTAGAAGAAAACGGTTTTATCTATAGCTCATATCAGGGGGCAGAAGGCGATGACTTAATATGGGCTTGGTGTGATTATTTAAAAGATTCTGATGATTGTGTTATAGTTCTTAGTGGTGATAAGGATATGCACCAGCTAGTTGAATATAACGGTAAGACATGGACGGGAATATGGAATAGCAATTCAAAAAACAATAAACTCGTAGTACATAACGATTGGAGTATAGAGGATAAAAAAGAACCTACTATATTTGATGTTACCCCTGTATCAGGATCTAATGATTCAAAAATAGAAAAACTGGTATCCTCATGTATTGTTGAAAAAATAGATACGAAAGAATTTATTTTTAAGAAAATACTAATGGGAGATAAAAAAGACGATGTTCCTGGTGTTTTTCCTTACCAAACTAAAAATGGAAAGAATTCTAATATTGCAGAAGGTAAATCTCAGAAAATATGGGATTTATATCAACAGTCTCCATGGGCAGAATATAAATTAGAAGATATCTGGCAGAATGAAGATTTTCTAGGATGGCTAGCAGGTCTTTCTCTTAGACTTATATCTCAAACAGATAATAAAGAAAACAGAGATAAATTCAAGCAATTCTACGAAGAGAATGCAAGATTAGTTTGGCTTAATTCTGAATCTATACCACATAATATGGTAGAAGGATTAAGAAATCATGTTATAGAACTTGATGCTAAAGAAAAATCTCCTGTTTTGATTGATAAAAAAATAATGATCGAAAAATCACCATGGTACAAGGAGTCTACTCCGCCTAGAGGATTCGATCCCTTTGATCTTTTTAAATAATGGATAATCCTTTCGAAATAATTAAATCATTCCATACAAAAAGCTGGGAGAAGGTAAGTGATAGAGATAAAGCTAGAAATCTTTTCATGATCAATAGAACATGCTCTATTGCATATCCACTTCAAGCTAATTCTTTCAATAATATTAAAATTCAGCCTGAAAAGGTAGTGGATTTCTGGAAAGTATTTGTGACCCATAAACACAAAACTACTCCTTCGTGGATTTGGACTAAAACTGTAAAAAAGACGAAGGAAAAATCACAAGATAACTACAAGGAAGAAATTATAAATTTCATCAAAGAAAAGTACCAAATATCTAATAGGGAAATCCAAGAAATGAAAGAATTTTTCCCCTCTAAATTTAAGCAATTCTATAAAGATATAGAAACTCTGCTCAGTTAGGATTCATATTCCTAAGTCCGGATATATAAATAAACAAAATAGTCCGGAATGAAGGAACTTAATCAAATTACGATAAAGCAACTCCTGGCTTCAAATACAATTGGAGCCAACAATTCTGTAACCAATGCTAACTTTGCACAATTACAAGAAGCTATACTTCTTATAAACAATGCTTTTGGTGTTTCGATACAGAATAAAACATTAAACTTCCCAAGTGGAAAGATTAACGTTGGGTCAATTAAAGCAGATCTTATTAATCTTCCAGTTACTGGGAATTCATCTATTCAACTGAGTGGAAATAATGGGGAGATCACGGCAAATGGTATTATTGCAACTAATGATATTATAGCCGGAAATAACTTAATAGTTGGATCGGGTAATTCAGGAGGAAGATTAAAATTAATTCTAGATAGAACTCATATAGATGAGTCTATTCTTCCAGGTACACCAGGACAAATCAGATATATCGGAAACGATTATGAGGGTTATCTAAATTTTGGAGAAGTACAATCGTCTTTTTCTTTTGTTATAGGATCAACAGGTGCTTCAGGAGACACCATTGCAGTATTATATAATGGTGTAACAGCTGGACAGGCATCATGGGCTACAAATAACACATTAACTGCTCAAGCAATAACCGATGCAATCCTTAATAATACAACGGGTCCTTGTTTAGCAGATTACAACTTAAATACAGTAACTATTAAAGCCCTTCCTGGGTTAGGAGCTACCGCAAACGGAGACACTGTTACTATTTCAGGTACAATTCCAGTTAATGCAACATCAGGAACTATGTCAGGTGGTGTAAACGGAACTGGCGCTTGGTTTTCACTCAGAGGAGGACAAGGTCCAACGGGAGTTACAGGACCTTCTGGAGGACCTATAGGACCTACTGGGGATACTGGACCAACAGGAGCTACTGGATTAGGTGTTACGGGACCAACTGGAGCTACAGGAGCTACAGGAGCTACTGGATCTGGTTCAACTGGTGCTACAGGTTCAACTGGTGCTACTGGGGAAACAGGTCCTACCGGACCAGTAGGTCCTAATGGTGCTAAAGGATCTATAGGAGCTACTGGTAATACAGGAGCTACAGGTCCTACTGGATCAACCGGTGCTGCTGGTGCTGCTGGTTCAACAGGAGCTACTGGAGCTACTGGAACAGGAGCTACAGGTCCAACCGGAGCTACTGGAATCGATGGGGATTCTTTCTTAAATGGATCCGGTGTACCTGGAGTTGGTTTAGGAAAAAATGGTGATAGTTATCTAGATGGGGACACAGGCGATGTTTATACTAAATCTGGAGGAGTTTGGTCTTTAAGTTACAGTTTATTGGGTGCAACTGGTCCAACTGGGGATACGGGTGTTACTGGGGATACTGGGCCAACGGGAGAAACTGGTTCAACAGGTGCTACGGGACCTACCGGTGATACAGGACCTACTGGATCTACAGGACCTGTCGGAGCTCCTTCTCCACTTGGGTATTATGATGGTAGCAAATTTAGTACATCACAGACACTAAGCGCAGGAAGCAGTAAAGCTGTATATTTTGACACTGATAACTTAATAGATACTGGATATTTTGCTACTGGTGATTTTTCTTTATCAGGATCAACAGGATCTTATATAGAAGTACTCGAGGACGGCGAATATTTCATATCATATAAGATTGGTATTGAACATGCTTCTTCAGGATCTTCAAGTTTTATCTCTACTACATTATGGAAAGATACCACTACACCAGTTGAGATAACTAATTTCAGAGGATACACAACATTAGAAGATACAGCAGGAGGAACACTTCCTTACGATATGATAACAGTAACAGGAATTGTTACTGCATCGGCAGGAGACAGATTCTTCGCAAAAGTGTCTTATCAAGCTGGAGGTATCGGAACTGTTGGAATAACAGATAGCGATACTGGAATTAATGTTATAGCATTATTGGGTACACAGGGTATCACAGGACCTACTGGGACTGGTGTTACTGGAGCTACAGGAGCTACAGGACCATCTGGTGGTCCGATAGGACCTACAGGACCCACAGGAGAAGGAATAACAGGTGGAACTGGACCTACTGGAGGAACTGGACCTACTGGACCTACTGGAGGAACTGGACCTACTGGACCTACTGGAGCTGGAGCAACTGGACCTACTGGACCTGTAGGAGCAACCGGACCGGCAGGACCCGTTGCCAAGTATGTTTTAAAAGTAAAATTCAACGGATCCGGTAACGTTGATGATATTACACCATTCCCTTCCGCAACAGATGCTTCAGGGAATCCTATAACTTCTGGATCAGGAGGATGGGTATTTACTAGAAATAGTGGAACACAAATTACAATCTCACATACACAAGGATTTCCTGCTCTTGATATACAAACACACGCTCAGAGTGGATCTAGCTACATATCTAGAACAATCACTGGGGCTAGAGCGGGTAACTACGTTATTCAAAATAATAGTTCATTCACTATATACGGAATAAATCTAACAAATTTAGGAGGTAGTGGAACATATGCTTACGTTACTTGGAACTTCCCTACGAATAATATTTTTATCTAATTTCCGATTAGTTGATAATATTTTTTGAGATAAATACTAATGACAAAATAATATAAAATTAAATGGCCCAGATACCAAAACTACCTATAACGATGATCGCCTCGGTAAGGCCCGGATCAGTTATAGTTAGTAGCTTATATGAAAATTCTTCAAGCGTATGGGATAATTATCCTTCATCTTTTGATTGTATTTTAGATATAATTGCTACACCAACTTCACAGGAGCCAAATTTTAATATAAACGGAAACGATCTTAAAGTTGGTATGTGGCTTTTACAGCCAAACGGGAATGCTTATCTAATTACTGAGATCTCATCATCTAGCGATTTTGAAGCAACTGTATCATTAAAAGATATAGATCTTTATAATCTAGTAAGCGATTATACAGCAACAGGAAATAATTACCCAATAGAAGGAATAAATGGTATAACTTTTGAAGTTTCAGAGGACGGAGCTCCAGTTACAGCTTTAATTGCAACCGCCTTATCTCCCAATTTAGACGAGTCTGGATATTGGATAGACGATGCTTTAGCAAGATTTCAATATAGAAATATAGTTAAAGCTAGTTATACCACATTTTATTCCCCTAATCCATCATATAATATTAATTCGGTAGGAGAAGTAGTTTATTTAGATTCTTATGGAGTTTTTACGTTAGTTGATACAACAAACTCTGTACAAGTAGAGAAAGCATTCGGTGTTATTACTTCATTAAATGAACCGGAACAGGGTAATATAACTGTCAGACCATTTGGTAGAATAGTAACAACAGATTTTCAGCTACCAGGAGCAATAGGAGATGTCCTATATTTTGATTCTACCGCGTCTCCGTCATTTGTAACGAACGTTAAACCTGCAATTGGAGTTATACCTGTCTATATTAAAATAAGTGATTATACGGCTTCCTATTTGTATCCTGCACAGGGAACAGGAGGAGGAACAACTAGTGGATCATCTGGAACTAGTGGAATAGATGGATCTTCTGGGACATCCGGTGTAGACGGAACTAGTGGTACTTCGGGTATAGATGGAACTAGCGGTACATCAGGTATAGACGGAACTAGTGGAACCGACGGTACTTCAGGAACTAGCGGTATTGATGGTACATCAGGTACAGATGGAACTTCTGGAACTTCAGGTATTGACGGAACTAGTGGAACATCGGGAATAGACGGAACTAGTGGTACATCTGGAATAGATGGGACTAGCGGAAGCTCAGGAACATCAGGATTAAGTGGAGTAGACGGGTCTTCAGGAACTAGTGGTATCTCAGGAAGTAGTGGTAGCTCCGGAAGTAGTGGGACTTCAGGAACAAGTGGAATTAACGGATCATCAGGAACAAGCGGAAGCTCCGGTACCTCAGGAACAAGTGGAAGCTCCGGTATATCTGGTTCAAGCGGTACTTCAGGATCTAGTGGATCTAGTGGTTCATCGGGTTCATCAGGTTCATCAGGTTCAAGTGGTAGTTCTGGAACAAGCGGAACTTCTGGAACAAGCGGAATATCGGGTGTTGACGGTGATGACGGAACTTCTGGAACAAGTGGATCTTCTGGAACAAGTGGATCTTCTGGAACAAGTGGATCTTCTGGAACAAGTGGTATAGATGGGACTTCTGGATCTTCGGGGACAAGTGGTATAGATGGGACTTCAGGAACAGACGGAACTTCTGGATCTTCTGGAACAAGTGGCATTGATGGTACAAGTGGATCTTCAGGAACAAGTGGTAGTTCAGGAACAAGTGGTAGTTCAGGAACAAGCGGTATCGATGGTACAAGTGGAACATCAGGATCAAGTGGATCTTCAGGAACAGCAGGAACCTCAGGTTCTTCAGGAACATCAGGAACATCAGGATCAAGTGGATCTTCAGGAACAGCAGGATCAAGTGGATCTTCAGGATCAAGTGGATCTTCAGGATCAAGTGGTAGTTCAGGAACAAGCGGTAGTTCAGGAACAAGTGGTAGTTCAGGAACAAGCGGTATCGATGGTACAAGTGGAA